GGGGCCACGGCTGGGGTCTTGGTTGCGGTCTTCTTGGTTGCTTTTGTCATCGGTCTGTCCTCTCTGGTCTCTGGCCCGCGTCGGGGGGCTTCCCGGTGGGGGGCTGCTGCCCCAATCCACAACCCATTATATCACGGGAATGGGGGTCGGCGCAACTACCGTTCGTCGGGTCGGGGATACCGTTCGTCGGGTGCCCGAGGGACGCGTGGAACACCCGTGGAACAGACCTCTCGGCAAGAAGCGTGCCAACTGGACACAGCCCGAGGGCGAACACCAGAGGCAGATACCGACCGACAAACACCGGGCAAACGGGAGCCAGCTGGGTCGGGACCCGTGGAACACAACACCGTGGAACACCGCCCGGAGGCGGACGCCGTGGAACACCGTGTCGTGGAACACCCGCCGAGAGGGCAAAACCGGAACAAATAGGACACAAACCGAAGGTTGCACGACGAGGGCCAAACCCGGAAGAACGAACCGAAACTGATAGGTGCGGGGGGAGGGGGGCCGTGAAACACAACCGTGGAACACCGACCAAGAGACCACAACCGGGGGGTGAGGGCACACAACCAACAAACACGGGGCAATAGGCACAACCAAGGGGAGAGGGGCCAAAACCGAAAGGCACGACGAACCGAAACCAAGAAGAACGCCCCCGAATTGCAAGGTGGTACTCTTTCGCGGTTCGATCAATTATTAACATGCTACAATATAAATTTGGCCTTAATATGGGATACCCATTGCAATAGTAATATTATATTGTCAAAAGAGTATATACCCTATTTTCCGGGAAATATACTTTGGTTAAAGAGTATATACCCCCTATACCAAAATTACTTGACAATTTTTGTGGGTTTATGCTATTTTTTAAAAAATCCATGTTTTTCGGTATCAATACCATATGCCTTCATCACAAGCAATGACGATTACTGACGACGATGATATCGAGGTTATGAAAGAGTCATTTCTGTCCCATTTAGAGACCACGGGCATTGTAAAGATGGCCCTCGCAAATTCCGGTTTACCTCTAAAAATAGCATATCGTCAAAAGAAAACGGATAAAGATTTTAGGCAGGCTTGGGATATTGCCGTAGATTCGTCCATGGACCTTTTAGAGGGCGAGGCATATCGTAGAGCTTTTGAAGGTGTCAGTGAGCCAGTATTCAGAAAGCATGGTCAAGTTGGCACGGTTACCAAGTATAGTGACCAGCTCCTAATGTTCCTACTAAAGGGTCACTACCCTGAGAAGTATCGCGAGAAATTTGACATCAAAAAGACTATTGATGTAACTATCAAAGCCGCAGAATTACCTGATGATATGCTTGCTAAAATTGCAGCTGGGGATGATATGCTCGCTAAAATTATGGCCGGGGACGTTATAGAGGGCGAGATTGTTAATGGAGAGGATTAATCCTCTCCATTGCTACGAACTTTGAAATTATGACCAATAGTTCTGCAATAATGAAGAATATCAGTCGTCAAGAAGCGGCTGCAGAATTATTAATGCGGCGTGATGCTAAAAATCATCTAGCTCCTTTCATTAAGTATGTATTCAGCATCGTAGATCCCGGAACCCTTTATAAGCATAACTGGCACATCGATCTAATCTCTGAGTACTTGGAAGCCGTTACCTTCGGAGAAATCAAGCGTCTAATTCTAAATATTCCACCCCGGTCATTAAAGTCAATTTGTGTATCTATTGCTTGGGTGGCCTGGTTATTGGGTCGTAATCCTTCAGAAAAAATTCTATGTGGTTCGTATTCTTTAGCGTTATCACAAGATTTGTCGGTAGATTGCAGAACTGTTATCGAGAGCCCGTGGTATCGATTGTTATTCGGCGATACCATTTTATCCCCAGCCCAGAATACTAAGTCAAAATTTGAGACCACTAAACAAGGCCACCGTATCGCAACCTCAGTCGGTGGTTCAATTACTGGTGAGGGTGGTAATGTTAAAATTCTCGATGATCCCATGGACCCCGAGGGGGCTGCTTCTGACGCGGAGCGGGATCAATCCAATCGGTGGGTGTCCCAAACATGGTCGGGCCGCACCAATGATCCGGCGACTGTTAAAGATGTTATAGTCATGCAGCGGTTGCATAGTGTTGATACTACTGGGTTCTTGCTAAAGAAGGGTGGTTGGACGCACGTTAAAATCCAGCAGGAAGCAATTAAAAAGACTATTATAATTTTCCCACGGTCTGGTAAGGAATTGATACGTGAGCCGGGGGATTTGCTTCACGCTAATCGGATCACCAGAGAAGCTAACGAAGCCATTAAAATTGATCTAGGTAGCTATGGGTATTCGGCACAACAACAACAAAACCCCGTCCCCGTTGGCGGCGGTAGAATTAAGATCGACTGGTTCGGCAGGTACGATAAGGTTCTTAAACCAGAAGATTATGACCAGATTGTACAGAGTTGGGACACCGCAAATAAGGCAAAGGAAATTAACAACCCCAGTGTCTGTCTAACATGGGGTTTAAAGAATAACGTATGGGCATTACTTAATTGCTGGAAACATCGTGTAGCCTTTCCCGCGCTTAAGAGAGCCGCCGTAGATCAGGCCGATTTGTGGAAACCCCATGCGATCATAATTGAGGATAAAGCATCAGGCCAGCAATTGCTTCAAGAGCTGGAAGAAGATACCATGTTACCGGTCATCCATATCGAGCCGATAACTGATAAAGCGTCCCGAATGGAGATGCAATTGGGGTTCGTCGAGGCCGGAAGACTAGCGTTACCTAATACAGATGTGTTACCATGTGGGTGGGTAACCGATTATGAAGCAAATATAATGGAATTCCCAAACCCTACGGAATGGGATGAGATCGATGCCACCAGCCAGTTTATCAAGTGGGTTAGAATTAGTGATGGAAGTCCTGTAGTTGTACCATTTAGCAGCACCGGGAAAAGCCACTGGAAATGACAGAAGAGATTGAAAAAGCTGTTCGCATGAGAGAGATAGGCTCTACCGGTCTTGAGCATTGGTCAGGGAGGATCGATGAAGAGTGGCTGAAGGAAATGAGCCACGACAGGAAGTGGAAGACCATCCGCGAGATGCGGGATAATGACCCCATCATCGGCGCGATTCTATTTGCTGTAGATATGCTGATAAGAAACATTGTATGGCATATAGAACCGGCATCAGATACCCCCGAAGCTATGGAAGATGCTGAATTTGTTGAGTCTTGCCGAAACGACATGTCCCAAACTTGGGAAAATACAATCAGTGAAATCCTATCATTCCTACCCTATGGCTTTAGTTATCACGAGATAGTTTACAAACGTCGTAAAGGTAAAAAGAGTAGATTTAAAGATGGTTTGATTGGCTGGAAGAAATTACCCATCCGAGCGCAAAATTCTTTAGATCGTTGGGAGATGGATGACAACGGCGGCGTTAAAGGATTTGTTCAGGAATCGACGTCTGATAGTACTAAACAAGTAACGATACCGATTGAAAAGGCGCTACTGTTTAGAACCACCTCCTTCAAGAACAATCCCGAAGGTCGAAGCGTACTTAGAAATGCCTTTAGACCGTGGTATTTTAAAAAGCGCATTGAAGAGATTGAGGGTATTGGTATTGAGCGTGATTTAGCCGGTCTGCCAGTAATTTATGCCCCCAATAAAATTATGATGACCGGTGCTAGTGCTGATGATGTAGCGGTATTTAATGAACTAAAAAACATTGTACGGAACGTCCGAAGGGACGAGCAAGAAGGAATCATCATGCCGGGCGATCGCGATGCCATGGGTAATCGCCAATATGAATTAAAACTATTGGCTACCAGTGGCCAGCGCCAGTTTAACACAAATCAAATTATCCAACGATATGACCAACGTATAGCAATGACAATCCTAGCGGATTTTATCTTACTTGGTCATGAAAAAGTTGGTTCGTTCTCGTTAAGTAGTAATAAAACGTCATTATTTGCCACGGCTATCGGCGCGTGGATCGGTGAAATTAAATCAACATTTAATCAATATGCCATCCCACGTTTGATGGAAATAAATGGTAAAGAACGGAAAGCATATCCGACCCTAGCACATGACGACATAGAAAACCCGGATTTAAAAGATATAGGTAAATATATTAAGGATATGACTGGTGCAGGATTCGATATCAGCAAAGACCCAGATGTAGAGAATGTATTACGTGGGTATGCTAACTTCCCTGAAAAGAAACAAGAAGATATTGATGAAGAGGAAAAGCAGCGTAAAAAAGCAGCTGATAAATTAAAGGGTGCTGCGTTGGGTGACAATGGTAACCCTATTGAGGATGAAGAACTAGAGGAAAAAGACGATGCCATACGCGAGTAATTCAGCTTTACCAGAAAATGTAAGAGGCGTATTACCCGACAACGCCCAGTCTGTGTTTCGGAACGTCGTGAATAGTCAACTTGAACGAGGACTTAGTGAAGAGCGCGCTTTTGCATCAGCATGGAGTGCATTGAAGAGTCAGGGCTGGAAGAAGGGTGATGATGGTAAATGGCATAAAATACAAAAGAATTTAGTATCGATATCCGGGGCGTGTGTGGATGATGTTACTGATTTAATTAAGAAGCAAATTGATATTGATAAAGAATTATATGATCCTGTTATGGGAAGTCAATGTGAATTTTGTGAGAACCCAGCTATAAAGGCCATGTTATGGGCTGGTGGCTCTCAGCATATGTTCGTCTGTGCTGATCACATTGAAACCGGTCTACGTCAAATTGTTGACAATAACCGGGATGCTGTTAATCAGGTAATTGATTTAGTAGCACCAGCTATGGAAGAGGATAGCGTGGCGGATGATGATATTACCGAAATTAAAATTACTATTTGGAAGGAAATTGAAATTACTAAAGAATGCCCGATATTAAAACGGGATGATGAAAAACGTTTGGTAACCGGCGTAGTGTTAGAACCGGAAATTGAAGATGCGCATGGGGATATTATCTCCGAAGCAGATGTTGAGGAAGCTGCCCACGATTTTATGAGGAAATCACGTGTCATTGGTCTTCAGCACAAAGAATTGGGGCCTGTTGAAGTTGTTGAAAGTTTCATAACTAAGGAAATAATGAAAATCGGTGATGAGCAGGTTACAAAAGGAGCATGGGTCATGACTGTTAAGGTTCATGATGAAGATGTTTGGGAAGCGGTAAAATCGGGTGAATTCACCGGCTTCAGTATCGGTGGCACAGGTGTGAGAGGTTAATGTTATGGCAACGAGATTAACTAAACTGAAGATCGGTGAAGTTAGCTTAGTAGATAAGGCCGCAAACAAGCGGAAATTTTTAATAATGAAAAGTGAAGGAGGTGATACAATGGGTGATTTAGTCCTTAAAAATGTTGATGAGGATTTGGCAAAAATCCTGAAGGCAATCGCTGAAGATAAGAAGTTTGTTGATGTTCTTAAGTTCGCAGAAGGTAACGAAGCGTTCTTGAAAGCAGTAATGGAAGGTGACGTTGAACTGATGAAATCAGTGTTGGCTGGTAGCGAGTTTGCTACTAAGGTGGTTAAATCGATTCTGGAAGGTGAAAGCAAGACGGAAGCCGAAGTGGCTATGGATCTGTTGGATTCTATCGAAGGTGATCTATCCGAAGAGACTGTCGCCGCCATCACTAAAATGGCTGGTATCAAGAAGAAAGCCAATATTACCACTATCAAGAAGAATGATGATGGTAGTTTTGATCTGAGTGATATCACGGAAGAAATCCGCCCGATGGTGGAAGAACTTTGGAAGGCTAATGAAACCAACGCCGAAGCGATCAAGAAGGCTAATGATCGGGCTGAGGAAAATGAAAAAATTCTTAAGGCAGAACGTGACGAGCGCCTGTTGAAAGAGTTTATCACCAAGGCTGATGGATTCAAGAATTTGTCTGTTAAGTCTGACGTCTTCGGTAAAATCTTGAAGAAGATTTCTGCTGCTCTGTCCGATGACGAGAACAAAGAATTGGATCGTGTTCTGAAGTCTGCTGATGATAACATTACCAATCTTTTCAAGGAGTATGGTCACAATAACGACGGTGATGATGACACATCTGCTATCGCCCAGTTGGAAAAGGCAGCTGGCGTCATCGCAGCACGTGATGGCATTACTAAAGAGGTAGCTTTTGTGAAGGCCATGGATGAGAACCCAGAGTTGGCCAAGAAAGAGCTTGCTGAACGTACTCATTAATTAAATAGGAGGTTATTAAAATGACTTGGGAACAGAATGGCTTTTGCGTCGGTGCTCTTGTATCCGATGCTGACATGGCTAGTAATCAGTTTAAATGCGTGAAAATGAGCGCCAGTAATGGTATATTCTCACTTTGTGATGCCGATGGTGAAGTTGTGCTGGGTGTTCTACAGGACAATCAAGATTCTGGTGTTGCTGGTAAGATCTGCATGAGCGGTGTTACTAAGGTTGTTGTCGGCACAGGTGAAACCCTTGTCGCCAATCAATCTTGGGGTGTCGATGCCAGTGGTGAGGCAAAGACCGTTGAGGGTTCGATTACTGGTGCTGACCTCGGTGATTATGCTGCAGGTATCGTACTAGAGGGCGCAGGTGCCGGTGAATTGGCTACTGTTACTATTGGCTTACAGACCTTCAAAGTTGAAGCTCAGTAATTTTTAATTTAATTTAGGAGGATTTAGTTATGCCACAACCAACTCGCGGTGATGTGCATGTAGTCCGCGCACTTACCAACGTTAGTGTTGCCTACATGCAGCAGTCAACTGATTTTATCGCGTCATCGGCTTTTCCGTCGGTGCCGGTTACATTTCAGTCTGATAAATATTTTGTGTTTGATTCGGTTGATTTTCGCCGCGATAACGCAAAACCACGCGCCCCCGGCACTGAGTCTGCTGGTGGCGGTTTCGATGTTAATACGGCAACTTACACTGCTGAAGTATATGCCCTGCATCAGGATATTGCTGATCAGATTCGTTCTAATTCCGAGATCGATATGGATCGTTCAGCATCGGAATTTGTTGCGCAACAGCTTCTGATTCAGAAAGAAGTTAATTGGATGAGCAAGTATTTTGGTATCGGTAAGTGGACAACGGATGTTGTTGGTGCCACCGACTTCACTAAGTGGGACGATAGTTCATCTGATCCGGAAGCTGATATTGATGCTGGTAAGGCCACCATCAAGAAGGCTACCGGTCTGACGGCCAACACCTTGATCGTGAGTTATGAAACGCATCAGGCTCTGAAACGCCACCCACTGATCACTGAACGATTCAAGCATACCTCCAGTGATTCCATTACTGCTGCTATCTTAGCCCGCTTCTTCGAAGTGGATCGTTATATGGTTGCAAGTGCCTCTTATACCACTTCTGCTGAGGGTGCGGCTACGACCGTTAATGCCTTCATCGCTGGTAAAAATGCTCTGCTTTGTTATGTTGCCCCAAATCCCGGTATCATGGTGCCGAGTGCTGGTTACAGCTTCGTGTGGAGTGCATTCTCTGGTGCTGCTGGTGGTATGCGCACTAAACGATTCCGTATGGAAGCTCTGTCTTCTGATCGTATCGAGGGTGAATTCGCTTATGATCAGAAGTTGGTGCTGGCAGCAGCTGGTTATTTCTTCAGTGCGACGGTAAGTTAAGTTAGCTATGTAAGAACCTGCTCTCGTAGGTTCTTACATTTATTCAGGAGGAAATGTATTATGGGTAATCGACAAGTTGCATCAATTACCAAGGGTGCTATCGGCTCTAAGTCCGGTGTTATGTTTGGTGATGGTGTGTTTTTGTTTACAACCGCTACGACACCGGCAGATGGTACGTCCGGTGACGGCGCGGGTTGGGCCGGTAAAGGTTCTATCGCTATTGCTTTAGATACTGGTGAACTTTACACCAACACGAACACCAAGGCCAGCCCTACGTGGGCTAATCAAACTTAATAATGTAGTGCGTAAGGAGCATATATTATGGGTAAAATAGTAAGAGTTTTAAAACCTGGTAAATTAATGGGAGAAGAGCGTAAGTATGGTGATCTTCTGCCACCCGCTAAATATTTTTCATTACCAATCAATGTTCAAACTTCGTTGGAAAGTGCCAATCATGTAGAAATTGATGTAGAAGAGGGCGATGCCAGTCAATATGGCTCAGATATTGAATCTAGAATGCTTCGCCTTGAAAGAAGAATTGAAATTCTGGAAAATGTAATGATGTCAGATACCACTGAAATCAAACTTGATTTAATTCAACCAAAAAATGAAATTACCCCTACCAAGGGTAATATGGTAACATTTATTGATAACGGCGTTGAGATAACTGGTGAAGTAACATCTATTGTTAAAAAGAACGAAATTGCGCGGGTTAAAACAAGTGAGGATAAATTTGCGGTAAGTTTTAAAGACCTTACAATTATCAACTAACAGAGGTGATTCATGGCTGAACAAACTGGTTGGGTGGAGCCTGCAACCGCATCTGCTGGTGTTGCAACAGCGACTAAAGTAGCTGATGTGAATAGGCAACACATTATACATTCTGTCGATGCTAGTGCTGTGGGGGCTGCTGAAATTCTTTTATTGCAAATCAGGGATGACACCGACGTAATTTGGGAAGGCCATGTACATCAGCAGCGTGAAGTATTGTTCCCTAAAGGCTTATCTATTACAAAAGGTAATGCATGCAGCGCAGTACTCACAGCTGGGGCTGGTATAACTAAAGTAAATTTACATGGGGCTAGTAGATAGATGATGCCTGCTCAAGATAATGTAGATACCAGAGCTTTGGAAAAAGCCACGGAAGCCCTTGTAAAAATTGAATCTTACGAAAGGGTTTGTTCCCAACGTTATGCAGAAATCGCGTCTGGACAAAAGGCTATATTCCGTAAATTAGATGAAATGGATAATAAACATTTCAATCGATGGTTAATAGTAGCGGGGGCTACCATTGTAATTTTATTGGCTGTTATTGGCTCCCTATATCAAAATACTGGGATAGTACATTAAATGACTTGGACATACACCGGCGACCCTAGCGCTAATAATAGGGATGAAGTTAGATTTTTAATTGGTGATACCGATAATGCTGATAAAATAGTTCAAGATGAGGAAATTGCATATGCTATCGCTAATGAAGCAAATAATCGTTTAGCAGCAATTCGAATCGTTAGAACTCTAGCTGGTAAATATGCCAGAAAAGTCGATAAAACAGTTGGTGACCTCAAGATATCATACAGCCAAATCTATAAGCATTATGTTGATTTGGCTACATTTCTTGAGGAGTCTGATGCTAATTTATATGCTCCAATTGCTTATGCTGGTGGTATAAGTGTATCAGATAAGGACTCTGTGAGGGATAATTCAGATCGTGCTGATCCTATGTTCACTAAGGGAATGAATGATAACCCATCTAATAATGTAGAGAGTGATAATAATGATTACTGACAGGATTGATTCAATTACCAAAGTAGAAGATTTTCGCTCTATCCTACCAGCCCCAAAGTCAGTAAAAATTGAACTTACTAATAAGTGTAATTACCGGTGCGGATTTTGTGCTTTAAGGACGAGGGATAAACAATTAAATACAGATATGGATATCAATTTATATAAACGGATCGTCATGGAAATGGCGGATGCCGGGGTACAAGAGATAGGCGTTTTCTACTTGGGGGAATCATTCATGTCCCCCGATATTCTAGTAGAGGCTATTCGTTTTACTAAACAGGTTGCTAAAATTCCCTATGTTTTCCTAACATCTAATGCCTCTATTGCTTTCCCTGATATGGTATTAAAATGCATGGAGGCAGGGCTTGATTCACTGAAATGGTCTATCAATGCCTCTGATGATGCCCAATTTAAGGAAGTTATGGGTGTTAAGCCAAAACTCTATGGTAATGCTTTTGCTAATATGAAAGCTGCATTTGAGATCAGGGGTAATCATAAATGTGGTCTTTATGCTTCTTCTATTAAATATGATGGGGAGCAGCAGGGAAAAATGGAGGCTTTGCTGGATGAGAAAGTTAGACCCTATATTGATGAACATTATTGGCTACCGCTTTATTCAATGGGTTCTGTAGCCACTCAAAGAGAGGCAGAACTAGGTTATCGTCCTACTGCCGGTAATCAAGGGCGGTTGGGGCAATTAAGGCCACCTCTTCCTTGTTGGAGCGCGTTCACAGAAGGTCATGTAAGGGCCGACGGGGGACTTTCCTTATGTTGTTTTGATGCGGATGGACGTTTTGTAGTTGGGGACCTCAAAAAAGAATCTTTCATGGATGCTTGGAATTCAGAGAAATTTCAGGAGGTTCGAAGGGCTCATTTAAAGAAAGACTTAACCGGGACGGTTTGTGAGAAGTGTGTAGCATACTGATGAACACCATGGTGGTTGAATAATATGGCCGCACCAATTTATTACGAAGATCAAGACCTTAAATTTAAAAGGCCAGTCGGTTCAGATTGGCCTTTACCCGTTATAGATGTTTTCCATTTAAGAACACATGATGGTACGACATTTATCGGGGGGCATTTATGGGGGGATATAATAGCGGCTGATGGATATGCTGATTTACTTATCACTATATCCCCCGATAATTCACCACATCTATTGTACAATGTTAGTGTTGGTAGGGATTCAGAATTACAATTCTTTACTAATGTTACAGCGAGTAATGTGGGCTCGTTGGCTATTATAAGGAATAGGGCTTACTATTCTATGGTTGAATCCAATATAGCACTACACCACGACCCGGTTATTACCGATTTGGGGGACCCATACCCTGCAGAATATATTCCGGGTGGTTCTGGTGGTAATGCAGCAGGCGGGGTGGTAGGTGGTTTCGGTGAATTCGTACCCGGTCCTGGTACACATTTAATACGAATAACTAATATTGGTGGGCAAACCATGCGGGCGTCCATCACTCTGCATTGGTATCAGCATACACCTAGGCCGACCGTTTAAATGGGGATTGACAAAAATAGGTATGATAAATTTTACTTGTTAGGTAATTAGCGAATTAAGGAGCGCAAAAATGGGTAATACACATCAAGAAGAGAAAAAGAAGTATGAAAAATGTTGGGACACGGATGGGTATAGAATTCATTCCCCCGGTGAAAATAGTCTAAATGCTTTTAAAAAGATTGTTAAACCGTTTGAATTTAGTAGCATAGTAGATTGTGGTAGCGGCACGGCACGTGCTAGTTTAGCATTGGCAAAAGAGGATTACGGCGTTACGATGTTGGATATTACCAATCAATCGATGGATGATGAGGTTCGGAATAGCATATCTAATATGGTAAATCTCAATTTTTTTGAAATCAATTTATGGGATTCACCAGCCATGGTGAGCCACGCCCATGATTATGATTATGCTTATTGTTGTGATGTGATGGAGCATATCCCAACTGAATATGTAATGGCTACCCTCCAAAATATTATTAACACCTGTAAAAGAGGTGCTTTTTTCTATATCTGTTTGGTACCGGACAGTTTTGGTCAAATTATTGGTTCACCTTTACATTTAACAGTAAAACCATTTTTGTGGTGGCGTGATAAACTAGCTGAATTAGGTAATGTCGTCGACGCACGGGATTTAATCTCGAATGGCATGTATTATGTAGAAAAGGAGGTGAACTAATGACCCCACAACCAATATTTGTGACGGGTGTGGCCCGTTCTGGTACCTCCATGGTTGCCCATCTTTTACATGAGTGTGGCGCTTGGTCTGGTACAACTGAACCCGGCAGTTCTGAAAACCTGAATGGATTTTATGAAAATCGTTATTTGCGTGATGGTCTTATGAAGACTGCATTATCTATGTTGGGTGCGGATCATCTTGGTATACACCCCCTGCCCCCCCATGATATCTCATCGGGCGTTAACCTCAAATCTCTTGTTGATAGACTACTAGTAGACGATGGTTACTTCGAGATACCTAAGGGGCCTCCGTGGATGTATAAGGATGCTAAACTGCTCCTGATGTGGCGTGATTGGCATCATTCATACCCAGATGCTACGTGGGTAGTGGTGCGCCGGGATCGCGAAGAGTTGATCGATTCCTGTTGTCGAACCCCCTTTATGAATACCCCCAAATATGGCCCGCGCGATCGGGAATTCTGGGCAGTATGGGTAGATTGTTATTTAAACCGGATGGAAGCATTGAAGAAATCAAGTGCTAATGTTATCGAGGTTGATGCAAATGCATTGATCAGGGGTGATATCAGTTCATTTAAGATAGTTGTTGAACAAACTGATGGATTAAGTTGGGACGATCTAAAGGTTAATTCTGTGATCCAGCCCGAGTTATGGGGGAAAAAGCGTCTTAAGATTAATATGGGTATGAACGCCAATATTGCGGATATTTTAGAAAATGTCCGTGTTAATGTTAAACGTCAACTACCTCAGGTAAAACCCTATGAAATCAATGATAAACAAAAGATCGCAATTGTTGCTGGCGGCCCATCTCTTAATGACACCCTACCTGAATTACGTCGACAAGTTGAGGAAGAGGGTTATATGTTGGTGGCAGTTAATAATACACATGATTGGTTGGTAGAAAGAGGGTTTAAGCCGTCTGTGCATGTAATGGTAGACGCTAGGCAGCATAATGTTAGATTTGTGCAAAACCCAATCGATACATGTAAATATTTAATGGCATCTCAATGCCACCCTGATGTATTTGATGCACTGGAAGGTCAGAACGTTCAAATTTTCCATGTTTTAAATGAGATGGGGGAGAAAGAAATATTAGATAATCATTATTTTGGTAAGTATTATTTCGTAGTTGGTGGATCAACAGTAGTTCTTAGAACTATTTGGATGATGAGAATGCTGGGTTTCAAAAAAATGGAAGTATATGGGTTTGATTCTTGTTACATGGGGGGTGAACACCATGCATACAACCAAATAGAAAATGATGAATGTGAAGTACATGATTTAGTATGTATGGGAAAAACGTTTAAGTGCGCTGCATGGATGGCCAGTCAATTTGAAGATTTTCAACGGTTTATCATATCTTTAGGTGACAAATTTGAATTAAATGTTCATGGTAATGGATTAATCGCACATATGATGAAAGAAGGTGCTAAACTTAGCGAAAAATTAACCATAGGAGGTAATTAAAATGGCAGCACAAGCGTGGATTATTTACAATAAATTTCGGGAGTATATGGCCGATAACACTATCGATCTTGATGGTGATACTTTTATGTTGGCTTTATTCACTAGTGCATCAAATGCAGCAATAGCAACTTTATCTACACGCAGTCAGGTGACGAATGAAGTTTCTGCAGCAAATGGCTATGCAGCGGGTGGTAAGTCATTGTTGGGTATAACTTGGGCAGAGGGTGCATCCGCGGGTGTGATGCGGTTTGATGCCACTGCAACTATTTGGTCCGCTTCAGGTGGTAGTATTGTTAATGCCAAGTTTGCAGTATTATATGACTTAACCACGGGTGCATCTGCCGGTGTTCAGAGATTAGTTGCAAGTTCACAACTTTCAACTAGTCAGTTTACTGTCACTGACGGCAATACATTAACAGTGACGCCAAGTGCAACTGGTATCTTTGAGTTAACTTAACTGTAATATAATAAGGAGTGATGTGATGAAAAACTATTTTTGGGTTTTTCTATTGATCCTAATTGGTGGTGGGAGCAGTAATGCTGTTGCCGCTATTCCGGTCGGCGAATGTGTGCGTGTAGTAGACACAGTAGTTTGTAATATGGGCTATCGCGCTTTCAACTTAAAGACTTTCAACGACAGTTGGCCGCAGGGAACCGCTACCCTCGGGGAGCTTGGGCTTATATTTGGGGCTAGTCAGCGAATCTTAAATGAAGAAGAACTCGCAATTATTAATGACACCAATGTGATCCAACTACCCCCACCAGATCTTGTTGAGTGGGTGGTACACAAACACCACCCTACGGCGGTTAAAAGGCCATCTTATAAGTTTATTTCTGGCAATTTGATCGAACACAAAACACTATACGCCACAATTGGCGAACCGTGTGGGGCTTTAGCGATACCGACGACCAGAACACTGCAATACCGTTATTTATGGAAAACTGATGCTGACGGAATGACTCCGTACCAGGATGAACTTGGTAATCATCTGGTGGCGATTTGTGTACAAATCTGACATTTAACCAGCTTCTGAAAGCAACACCCAATATCCGGGCAATCGGTATACAGGTACTAAGAAGTTGGGGCTACACGGATCGAGAGGCAGAGCAGGAAGCGTTGATCGCTTTGTGGGACGTTTCGAGGGAAGATAAACAGCCGAAAAATGTTAGTGCCTACATCCGGGTTACATTAAAGAATGCAGAGATAGATAGAACTAGAAAACTACAGTCAAGAATGGAAGTTGTGGGGATTACTGACGAACCGTTTGAGAAGGAGCAACAATTCAATCTAATCTGGTTTTTTATGCTTACGGAAAATATCACACACAAACATCGCAGGCTTTTGTTCCAGTCATATGTGCTTAGATATAGTGGGCCTGAACTCGCGAAGAAATACGGGGTCGCGCTAGGAACAATAAAATCCAGACTTAACAGGATTTGTAGACGGGTAATGGGGGCGTGCAGATGAGCATAGTTTCAAATCAAACAATCGCAGATAGCGACACGCAAGTAAGTGGCTTGCGAAGTATACGCCATGAATTTACTGATCATTTAGGGAAGGTGCATATTCGTGGTGCTAGAAAAGTTAATGGTGCCTGGACTGAAGTTGAATATTCAGCAGAACGTTTAGGGATTATCTCTGTACTAGAAAACGATTTGGCATGGGAAGAAGTGCAGCAGCAAATAAATGTAGCCATTATGAATGGTAATCCCGATAAGGTGCCAGATCACCAAACACAGATAGATTTTGATCGACGTTTTTTAGGCGCATCAATGTTGCTTGACACAGATTCGTTATTAAGTTGTCAGCCTGTTTATGATCGCGTTCAGACCGAAGGAGCCAATAATAATCAACGGGCTACGTATCTTGGTATAACAAGCCAGGAGTATGGTTTAGTTAATGATCGCTATGTTGATGCAATCTCCAATCAGTGGTATCGAGATTTGGAGGTTATACATCGGTGGACTGAAATTAATGGGGCATTCTTGTAATGGCATATTTCTACGTTAAATCAAGTTATGGCACACGCATTGCAGGCGGTGGCACCACAAAACAAACAGGTGCTTATTCATCGTTAGGTGTTGGCAACGTTTATGCAACTATTACGTTAGCAATAACAGATGGAGCTGGCTCTGGTGATTTTATTATTTGCTCAGATGTTCACGACCACGATTACGGCACAAGTCAGGCATTAATCACATTAGCCAGAATAGTCGGCGCCGACGATGCAAATTGTGATGTTGAAAGTTTCGGTGCGATAGAAGAATGCACAACGGCTGGCGCTGATTTATCGATTACCAATGCGATTTGTCATTCTATGACGTTTAAAGCTGCTGATGATATGTGGGGTAATGATTCTAATTTCTATAAATGCTTACTTCATATCGGAACGGTAAGTGGTGGTGCCCAGTTTGGTTGGTTAGCTTCTGCTGCTGACAAATTAACGAAGCTTCATTATTGTACTATTCATTCTATCAATAATCTTACTAGTTTTTTCAGAGCACAAACAACCTCTATTAGGTGTCATTTGGAGTTGATTGGGACAAATATAACAGCAGGAGGAACAGTAACAAGCATTTTTCGCGCGGGATCGGCTTCTCAAACAGTAACTATGCGCGGAGGATCATTACCAGATTGTACTAATCTTTTGGAGAATGCAGCAGGAGATGCTCATCTATATCTTAGTAATGTTGATTTAGGTACATACACCAATGAGTCGAGCGCTGCTCTTAGCTTATTGGACGAAATAATCTTATCAGGGTGCAGCAGTGGTGATAATAATCTTGAAGATATTCTTATGTCTTATTCCGGGAAGGCAGAGGTTGACACTACTACCTATTTAAATGCAAGTGATGGTACAACTTCATTTTCTAAAAAGATAATCACCACTGCAAATGCCTCTTTCATTGAGCCATTCAGAGTTAAGTTGGGCATGGTTCGTTTGGATGCGTCAACAGCTAAAACAGTAACAGTGCAAATATTACATGACTCTGCAGCTAATCTTACAGATGATGAAGTATTTATTGATTTGGTATATCAAGATGATACGACTAACAAGGGATGGGTAGAGAATTCACTAGGTGACGTACTTTCACCGTCCGATATCATAACCAGTTCAGAAGTATGGACAGAAGACCTTACAGACAATAACGAGCAGGAAATGGCCGTCACAACTTCCGAAACGGGTGATAATGCCGTGGCCGAAGTTTGGATCAATATAACAAAAGCTAGTTATACATTGTGGGCTGACCCTGCCTTTGTGGTGACATAAATGGCCGATGTAATCCTAATCCCTAGTGTCGGCTACTATGAAGTTGCTGATGATGGTAATGAATACCTAATTCCTGGGGGTGGGTATTTTAATGAGGCATCACCTGCTGGTGTATCTATAGAAGTACCAAGTTCTAATTTAATTTTATCAACAACAGCACCAACCGTAGATGTGACATCGGTTGGTATTAGTTTTGAGGTTCCTGCTGTAAATCTTACTTTAACAACTGTTGCTCCTTCAGTTGGGATAGGTATTAATATACCAGTAGTGAACCTCTCCTTATTAACAACAGCCCCGACGGTAGTCATTACTGATCATGTAGACATTGAAGTACCTGTTGCTAGTTTGACGCTTTCTACAACAGCCCCGACGGTAGTCATTACTGATCATGTAGACATTGAAGTACCTGTTACCGATTTAACATTTTTAACAACTGCTCCATCGGTGGAAATTAGTGCTGGTATTGATATTATAATACCAGCTACAAATTTAGTTTTATCAACGGTTGCACCAGCAGCACTAACCACTGAAAATAGAAATATTGAAGTCCCGGTAGTTAACTTATTATTACCAACTACCGCACCTGTAGTATTATTGGGTACAGGTATTGAGACCCCCACAGTTGATTTAGTGTTATCAACAGCGGCCCCAGTTGTATTTACTACGGCCCACGTTAGTATTGATATCCCAGCAGTTGATTTGATTTTATCAACATCCGCTCCGACAGTTGGTGTTAGCGCTGTTATTGATATTGAGACCCCAACGGTTGATTTAGTTTTATCAACATCTGCTCCGATAGTTGGCATCGGTATCAATATAGATGTTATCATCCCAGTTGCAGCCCTTAATATTTCAACAACTGCACCTATTGTTTCAGTACCGGTTAATATTAATATCGAAATCCCACAAGTTGATTTATTATTATCAACATCTGTTCCAATAATTGGTGAAACTACTACAATAAATTTAGTTATACCAGTAGTTGATTTAATATTAAGTACCACTGCGCCGGTAGTTTCAGCTGTTACAGTAGCATACCCAGCTAAAAGTTTAACGTCTACAGAACCGGGCACCGGGTTTATAACTACGCGGTTAGATCGTACGAAAAATACAGGAATATCATAATGGCTGCTATATACACTACACAACAAATGATTGGCGCATATCTTAAAGGTGAAATCCCGCAAGCTTTGCAAATAAGTTTTAAAAATGATGCTGGGGCTATTTTAGATTTATCGGGGTTCACTGCTCAATTTGAGATAATTAGAATTGATGATGGCGTTGACCCTGGAAATCTTGGTCAAGGAGTATCATCTGTACCAACACCTTCTAGTGGTATAACCCAATATGTGTGGCATGAAAATGATCTATTGACAGTCGGTATGTACCGGGGTATAATGTGGGTTGGGGATGGTACAAACCGGTATGGCTCTGAATTTTTTGAATGGTTTATCCGGGATTCATTAACTACAGTACCGAGTATTTAAAAATGGCTATTAACGATTTTCTAGATATGATGCCAGCTACTGTTGTACACAGGCCATTAATTAGTCGGGATGAATATAATGTACCTACTTATGGTGATCCTACTCCCTACTCTGCCAGAATTGTTCATAAGGATACGATAATCCGTGGTTCTGATGGTTCTGAACTTGTATCTAGGCTTCAATGTTGGGTGGGTGGTATACCATCTATGGGTCCTGAGGATAGTGTAACTTTACCTGATGGTACTGCGCCCCCGATATTTAATGTTGAAAAATTTACTGATGAGGGCGGTGATCATCATGTTAAAATATTTTTCGGTCAGGAGGTAATATGACAACCATATCTATGGATATTAAAGGGATTAATAAAATTCAATCCCAGATGAAAAGATATGGTGAAATAGCTGAGGCGGCTCTTACTAAATCTTTAAAAGAGGAGGCGAATGGTATTTTAATACAGAGCAAAGAATTGGTCCCTGTAGCCACTGGTGCATTAAGGGATTCCGGTAAAGTTACCGGGCCGATTGGTAATGTTATCTCTATTAAATTTGGTGGTGGGAATGTGAATTATGCGGCTGCTGTCCATGAAATAATTGATGCTTGGCACACCAATGGTATGGCTAAATTTTTAGAAATACCAGCTAGAAAGGCTATATCTGGGATGAGCAAACGAATTGCAAAGGATATTAAGATAGCCACAAAGAGTCTTAAAAGATGAGCATATTAGATGATATTGGTGCTGAATTAACGTCTGATGGCGTAGTTGGTGGGGTAACCGACTGGGTACTTGCTAAATCATATATGCCACCCACTCCCGATAACGTGATCGCATTATTTGAGACTGGGGGTGACGCCCCTGATCAAACCCCTGGGACTAAATATGAATACCCAACTTTTCAGGTTAGGGTCCGCGGCAGTAAATTTGGTTATGAGGCTGCTAGAATCAAAATACAGGAGGTGTTCGATAGTTTAAATGATTCTACTATATCAGGCTATATATATGTTTTCCCTTTACAATCCGGCCCTATCCCATTGGGTTATGACCGAGAAGACAACAGACCGGAGTTATCATGGAACTTCGCAACGATGAAAGGGTAATTTATATAGCTGGTGGTGGCCCGTCTTTAAAAGGTTATGATTGGGACCTTTTAAAGAATAAAAGAATAATCGCCGTTAATAGATCATATGAAGTTATACCACGGGCTGAAGTAGTATATTTCACAGACAAGAGATTTTTTAATTGGCATAAAAATGGTTTAATAGCACACAGTGGTGTTAAAATAACTGGTGATAAAAATGTTGACCACCCTGATATACAAAATTATAAATTAACTGGGTGTAAAGGAATTGATTTAGGTCATATGCAATTAAAACATGGTAATAATTCTGGTTATGCAGCTATGAATTTAGCGGTTCATCTCGGGGCTAGAATAATAGTTTTACTCGGATTCGATATGAAATTCAATGGAAAAGAGTCTCATTGGCATGATGGATATCCAGTAGCTAGTAGACCCAAACAATATAAAAATATGCTACCGTGTTTTAAATCGATGGCGGAAAAACTGGATAGTATGGGAATTGTGGTATTAAATGCGTGTGAAGATTCAGAATTAAAAGAATTTTATAAAACACCTTTAGGTGGGGCTCATTTAATATGAAAGCGTGTAATTTAATAAAACATCGCGATGGATACCCTTGGGGGGAAGTTCAACAAGGGCTTCGCAACGCAGGATGTGAGTTTGTTTCTCAGTATATTGACGCAGATGTTCTTGTTACATGGCTACCATGGAGTAATTCATCTCACCATCATGCTGGAGAATTCCATAAAAGTCAAGATAAATTATGGATTGTAATGGAAAATGGTTATATCCCCCATATTAATGGTCAACGATATTATGCTGTGGATGTCAATGGTTATAATGGCAATGGTTTGGGGATGGTTATTGATCATTCCTCTGATCGTTGGGATAATTTTAATTTAGCAATTGAACCATGGAAAGAGAATGGCGAAGCAATATTAGTTATAGGCCAATTTGGCCATCAAGATACTCGTTATTCTATGTCGCGTGATTGGCCAGATGACATAATTACACGACTAAGAAAAATAACAGATAGACCAATCATATATCGGCCTAAACCAATAAAATCTAAATTTCCGCAAAATTCTTATGCTAATGTTAATGTTGACAATACCACGCCTCTTATGGAACAACTCGATAATGCACATGCTATTGTAACTTGGAACAGTCCTTCAATTACCAATAAAGCATTACTTAAAGGTATTCCTGTATTCATAGATGCCCCGAATTGTATAGCAAAAAAATTAAGCGCGGGAAGTTTGTTGAATATTGAAGATCCTAAAAAATTACCACGCGAACAATTTTTTTACAACCTCGCTTATTTACAATGGTCCAAGGAAGAAATTAAACAGGGGTTGCCATTTAAATTATTACAAAAGGGGGGTTATTGAAATGCATGCGATAATTTATCAAGGTGATGGGAAAAGATCACATGAGGTATGTACAGCATGGCGGGCAGGACTTATTAATCGCGGTATCAGTCATCGTGTAAAATCTGTAAATGGGTGGGGCGGTGGGATAGAAGCTGATATTGCCATATTTTATGGACTTAAAGATAAATTAAGAAAAATTCAACGCACATATTCTAAGTGTAAAGATGCGCATGCAGTTTTCATTGATCTCGGTTATTGGGGAAGAACGGAAGGAGGTCAATTAGAAGGATACCACCGAATAGCTGTAGATTCTCTTCATGCCAGTGATTATTTCCAAAACATAAAACATGGAACCGATCGTGTGCAACGATTTAATATCACCCCCTGTCCGATGAAGAAAAATGAAGAAGGCCATATTTTATTATGTGGGCAATCTGAAAAGGCAGCATGGGTATTCGGCCTTGCCCCCGAAGAATGGGAACAAAATGCTATCGCAACTTTAAAAGGATATACATCTCGACAAATTATTTATCGTCCAAAACCTTCTTGGCCGGGGGCTGGTCCAATTGATGGGACAACATATTCACCCCCCGAACAGGAATTAGAAGAGGTACTCGATAGTGCATGGGCGGTGGTAACACACCATAGTAACGTTGGGATCGATGCTTTGGTTAAAGGAATCCCTTCTTTCACATTAGAAGGTTTAGCAAAACCTTTATCTAAGATGGGTTTAAAGGATATTGAACATCCATTATATCCATCAAGTGAAATACGCCAACAATTATTTAATGATGTGGCATACACGCAATGGAGTATGCCTGAAATTCGTTCTGGATTGGCGTGGGATTATTTAATTAAGGAGGTATTTTAAAATGAAAATTGTTATTTACCGTTCTGATAAACCGCATGAAAGAAATATCGCAGATGACATGCTCAGTGGTGCAGTTATACACGGTTTTGATTGTGAAATACGACGTATGGCAGATTATGAAGACCCCACGGATGATACAGATATTGCTATGATAATTTCGGTTAAAGGAAAAAGTAAACGTTGTATGAATGATCATTTAGCTTGCGGAAAGCATATCATATATGTGGACAAAGGTTATGTACGTTGTAAAGAACAAGGTGCACATAAAACAATGCCACAATTATGGAGATTTTCAGTAGATGCTTTTCAACCAATGGCATATTTTCAGAAAAAATCAAGACCATCTGATCGCTGGGATGCTCTTGGTATCAGTATGCGCCCACGATATACGGAGGGTGAATATATTTTGTTTGCCGGTAAATCACAAAAATATTGTGATTGGTGGCGATTGGGTGATGCAAATAAATTTGCCGCTAAAATAATTGCTCGAATTCGCAAATGTACAAAAAAACCGATTATATATCGGCCCAAACCCTCGTTTAAAAATGCCACACCGATTGAAGGGACAATATTTTCTGGCCCAAATAAAAAAATATATGCTGAATTAGATCGTGTTCATTGCCTTGTTACCCACGGTAGTAATGCTTCATTAGATGCGATATTTTTCGGTATCCCTGCCATTAGTTTGGGGGAGTGTATTGCTAATCCAGTAGCTAATGCTGAATTAATAAATCTTAAAAAAGAATTGTTTTTTCCCTCTGAGTCTGAACGGTTACAATGGGCATATGATTTAGCATATTGTCAATGGACTTTAGAAGAGTTAAAAAATGGGGAGGCCATGCAATATCTTAAGGAACAATTGTCATGAATTATACAGTCGTAACAAGCTTTAGTAAAAAGGGGTTTCATGAGTATGGCCGTAGATTCATAGAGACTTTTAAACAATTTTGGCCCCCCGAAGTATCCCTCATGATATACCACGAGGGGTCTGATGACCCCATTGTGTTACGACATCATAATGTAAACTTGATAAAATATGTCAAGAACTGCTATACTTTTTTGGGGGAATATTCAGATAACCCATTATTTAATGGGGCCTTGGTTAATCAGCCCCTACCATGGAAAAAGAAATGTATAATGGAAGGATATAACTACAGATTTGATATGATAAAGTTTGCTCGAAAAGTATTTGCTATCGAGGATGCAGCATCAGTTAATAAAACCGGGAAGATGTTCTGGGTAGACGCTGATGTATTAACTTTTGCTAAAATTTCTATTGATTTTTTAGACAGCCTTCTGCCGAATAATGTCGCTCTCAGCTTTTTAAATCGCCCCGGATCATATAGCGAATGTGGTTTTGTTGGGTATAATTTAAATCACCCAGCCTGCCACCCCTTTATTTCCGAGTTTGCTGATGTATATAAAAATGGTAAGGTTATAGATTTTGCCGAGTGGCATGATTCATATGTATTTGATAAAATTAGAATTTCTAAAAATATTCCGGGTTATGGTATACCATCACCAAATCGCGGTCATATATTTATTAATAGCATCTTAGGTAGTGTTATGGATCATTTAAAAGGCGATAGGAAGAAGTCTGGTAGATCCAATGATATAGATTTAACAACGATGCATGAGCATAAATATTGGCAGAGGAAAGTATGAAACAGCATGGCGGTTTATGGTTGCCCGATAGCGATCAATATTTTGGTAAAATATTTGAAAAGGAGAATGGTTTTCAGATAGATCGTCTTAATATAGCTTTATCTTATGTGACATCATGGGGATATGCTATCGATGGTGGTTCCCACGTGGGAACATGGTCGATTGAGATGGCTAAACAATTTAAGTATGTCTTATCATTTGAACCAGCACCCGACACGTTTGAATGTTTATGTAGGAATACAAAAGAATTTCTAAATATAGAACAATTTAATGAAGCGCTGGGTGATCGTCAGGGACTTGTAACTTCAATGGATGATATAACTAGACCGGGTAATACAGGGTCTAGATTTGTTAAACAAGACCCTAATGGTGAAATCCCAATGGATAGCATTGATAATTTAGATTTACCATCACTGGGATTATTGAAATTAGATCTAGAAGGCGCTGAATATTTAGCATTAAAGGGGGCAAAGGAAACGATATGTAGACACAAGCCCGTAGTTTTTGTTGAAATAAAGAAAGGGATGGCGGAAAGATTTAATAATGATATGTATGCACCATTAAATTTTTTAAAAGAGCTTGGTGCAGAAAAAGTCGATCGCATTAAAAGCGATTATATTTATATGTTTAATTAATAGAGGAACTGAAAATGGCAGCCAGTAGAGGACGTAATATTTTATTGAAGATCAGTGATGGTACCTCACCGGGTACATTCACCACTATTGCAGGATTGCGATCTAAAACTATCACTATCAATAACGAAACTGTTGACATTACCACAAGTGATGATGCCCCGTGGCGTCAATTATTGGGTAATACTGGTATCCGCTCTGTATCAATGAGTGGTTCTGGTGTATTTCAAGATGATGCTGCTGTGAATGATATTGAAGATTTAGCTATGGATGGTTTAACACAGGAATTTCAGATGGTATTTGAAAATGGTGATATCATCCAAGGTTTCTTCCAAGTTACGTCATTTGAGTATGGTGGTGAACATACTGCTGAACAAACTTTCAGCGCATCATTCGAAAGTTCAGCGAATGTAACATTAATTCGGGCTTAATATTTATCAAAGGAGCAATACGATGGCTAATAGTCAGCGCGGGGAAGTTAGTATTAATTTGTCAGGTAAAACTTATATTATGAGGCCATCATTTGAGGCACTATGTGAATTGGAAGATGTGTTGAATACAACGCTCCCTCAATTAGTGATAGATTTACAAACGGGGAGCGTTTCACTTAAAAAGGTGACTGCCGTAGTTTGGTCAGGTATTTGGGGTTATAATAAAGATGAAGCCCCTAGTATAAATGAGATCGGGCAAATGGTAGTTGATGATGGTATGTTAAATATAGTTAATCAGGATTTAGTTAAAGGCTCTATGGTAGAGGATGCTGGTCCGATTATAACTTATTTGGTATATGGTATTTCCGGTAGTAAATCTGCGGAGGAACAAACTGAAGACCCAAAAAAGTAAGTGAAGACGAGGAGGCTAAGGATTTCCGTCTTCACATGAGATTTGCTCTAGGAGTGTTAATGTGGTCGCCTCAACAATTTTGGGAATCGACAATGTGTGAATTATTAGCCGCTAGTGAAGGGTATACTAAAGCTAATACCATTGAATCTGAGGATAAGCCTATGACTAGGAAGGAATTCAATGATTTGAAGGAATTATTGGATAAAAAATCATGACCACTAGAGTTGAAGACTTAATTGTTGAATTAAGAGCTAATATCAAACAATTTACTCAACAGTTTGATAAGGCTAGTAATAAAGTTGAAAAATTCAATAAAAAAACTAAAAAAACTAAAAAAGGTGTCACTGATGCTTCCAGTGCTCTCAGGGAAATGGCATCATCTGTTGCTATTTTACAAGGGCCATTAGGGCCGATTGCCGGTAGAATTGGTGCCCTTGGCGCGGCACTAGGTCGTGTAAACCCCCTTATTTTAGTGGGGGGTTTAGCTTTTGCTGCTTTTACCTTAGCACTCCGCAAAGCTATCTCTATGGGAATTGCCGCTGAAGTTCAATTACAGCAATTAGAAGGTCAAGTTAAGGCTACTGGCTATGCTGCAGGGTTAACATCCAAACAAATAGATAAGTTTGCGGTGGGTCTTGGTGATGCTACACTGACATCAGCAAAAGCGGTTAGAGAAGCATCAGGAATACTACTTACATTTCGATCTATATCAGGTGAAGCTTTTAAGGAAACGCTAAGATTAGCTCAAGATTTATCACAGGCTGGTTTTGGTTCCCTAAAAACTAATGTGCTTTCTTTAGCTAAAGCTTTAGAAGACCCTGTTAGGGGTATGACCGCTCTTCGTCGTCAGGGTGTTATATTTTCACAAACTCAAACTGATATTATAAAGAATTTAGTTGCAACTAATCAATTATTTAAAGCACAAGAATTAATATTAGAAGGAGTAGCTAAACAGGTCGGCGGGACGGGTTTAGCAGCATCTCAAAAAACATTAGCTGGTTCCCTCGATACAATGAATGAGAGAATGAGTAAATTCACTGAACAAGTGATAAAGAATAGTGGTGCCCTTGGATCCCTTAAATCCGTATCTGATTCTATTAATGCAGGCTTAAAATCACTAATCGGTAGTACCAAAGCATATTCCGATCTCAGCCTCGAAGAATTGGTCGGTCAGCATAGGATGGTGACTTTTCAGCTGGCGGAACAAAGGAAAGCCTTTACAGAAGCAAACTTTTTAACTAGAACTGGTATCAGTAATGATTTTAAAAAATCCAAAGCTATGGAGGAGGCTCTTAGAAAAGAAATCAAACTTAGAAGAGAGTTGAGAAAACTAGCAGCGGAAGGTCCTAAAAAAGTAAAAGCGCAAAGAAAAGTAGATGAAGACGTAGCTGCGGCGAATAAAATAAAAGAAGCGAACGATAAATTTCAGGCTTCTTTAGAAAAACAAATTGCTACATTAGGTAATACCAATGTTCAGATATTGCAGTATAAGGCATCGTTGTTATCCCTAAGTGGCCCACAAAAAGAAGTCATAAATAGGTTAATAGAAACTATTCAGGCATTTGAAAATCAAAAGGTTGCCTTAAGTGATACTACTAAGGAAATGGCAACCAGTCGACTTGCAGAACTTGATAGATCTATGATGAACGAAAAGCAGTTGTTAGCTCTCGGTTACAATGAGCAAACTGCTATAATTACTAATGCTCTTGCTCTTCAAATTATAAATATAACAGCCGCTAAAGCTAAAATGATAGAATTAGAAGAGGAATACCAAGAAGCCTTGACTAGTATTACCCGCAAAGAAGCTTTAGGAGGTCTCGATCCTGAAACAGTCGCCAGCCGACTTGCAGCATTAGATGAATCATTATTGAGTGAATTGGATTTACTAGCATTAAATTATAACCAGCGTGTTCAAATAGTTACTGACGCTTTCACCGAACAAGAATTGATAGAGGGGGAAGGTAAAGAAAGATTATTACTGCTGGAAGATGAATACCAAAAAAATAAAAATAGAATTACACAAGAGGGTGAAAATACCCGCCGATTTATGCTAACTGCTGGATTGGGTGCCGCAGCTAACATTTTTAATGCCTTAGCATCATTGTCAGGTAAAGCTGGTGCGAAAATGAATGCTCAACAAAAATTATTTGCACGTGCCGGTATAATAGCATCTACTGCGCAGGCTATAATGCTTGCTTTGCATGCTACCCCGTTTTATCCCGTTAATTTAGCTTTAGCTGCGGGTGCTGCACTCCAGGGTGCCCAACAATTAAGGGTAGTAGGCGGCGGCGGGGGCGGTGGTGGTGGTGGTGGTGGTGGTGCTTCTGTTGCAGCGCCAACCGCCCCAACAATAGCTGCCCCCACTACTGTGGGTGCGGGCGGGGCGGGGGCGGTTGATCTTAGGATTAATTTAGGTGATGATGATGACTTAATTAGTAAAAGTGCCATTCGCCGTTTAATCGATAAGATTAATGATGAAATAGCAGATGGCGCAACTATAGCCAGTATAGGTGTTGCGTAATGGCAAAAGGTAGAAATTTGTTATTACAAGTTGATATCAGTGGTACGATGACGACTATAGGTGCCTTACGCTCTAAAACTATTACTATCAATAATGAAACAATAGAAATTACAAATCTTGATTCTAATGATTGGAGAGAACTTAACCCTGATGGATTGGGCACCAGATCGATTTCAGCATCTGGTTCTGGAATATTCACTGGTGATGCAGCGGCGCAATTTATTGAGGATGCCTGTTATAATAGGAATATCTTATCGATGCAAGTAGTATTTGAAAATGGTGATATTCTTTCCGGTAATTTTGCTATAACTTCCTTTGTTAGGGGTGGTGAACACACTGCAGAAGAAACTGTGTCGATGTCGTTAGAAGGTTCTGGTGCATTTGTGATGACACGTTTCACAACATGTACCATACCAACGGTGTTTACATTTACTGACAGAACTCCATCAACACCGTCTGAAGCGTCCCAATATGACATAGCATTTGACGTTTCAACCGGTACATGGATGATCGCAGCGGTATTAGTAATGTGGAAATCAACTGATCGATCTACTTGGGTTCCAACAGTATCATTGCCACAAATTATGTCGGCTGATCAAATTACTTATATTGTGGAATCAAATGGAGCAGGTACATGGATAACCACTTGCACCGACGGTACAACTAACTGGATATTCCGATCTACGGATATCGGTAACACTTGGACTCTTGTAGATACAGTAACCTCGGTTAATCGTATACGAAACATAACTTATGGTAATGGTGTGTGGGTTGCACCATATATAGGTAATGCCAGGATATCTATCGATGATGGATTAACTTGGGGTAATACGGGCACGGGCACTGCTGGTGCTTCAGTTGCTACAGACGGGGCTGGGAATTGGACATTAACAACAAATTGGCAAGCTTATTCGTCAGATAATGGTGTTTCATGGACTCAAGGTTGGCGTAATATTTCAGGTATCATGTTTGGTATGCTTTATGCGAACAATTTATGGGTTGCTGTCGGTAGTCTTGGTCAAATACTTACTAGCATTAATGGAGTTACTTGGACTGAGAGACAGGCCCAAAACGAAAAACCCGTATCAGGTAAGCACCATAGAAATATAGCCTATTATGGTACTGGGTGGATAGCATCGGGTGACTTTGGTATGTATCAAACTTCAGTTGATGGTATAACGTGGTCAAATTTAGGTACATTGGGCCCACAAGTAGCAGCAGTGGAAGGTAATGATGGTTGCTTAATCATAGCTGATGCAAACAGCTCATCTAGTAAGATTTGGGAAGGAACTTAACGTGGCTAAACCAAAATTCGGATACGAAAACTTCTTTACCACTGGGACAGTAACAGTCACTAGTGAGGCCACCGGTTTCCCCAAGGAAAATGCCTATGATTGGAATACTTATGATTATTGGAAGGCAAATGCTGCGGGGGTGGTTTATTTAACAGTTGACTATGGATCAGCTAGACCGGCTGATTTTTTTGGTATAGCTGCCCACACTTTATTTGATAATGCTGCTACCATTCAATGTCAGTACAGCACGGATAATTTTTCTGCTAGTATTGTTGATATAGGTGATTTGGTAACACCGGTTGATAGCAGTCCAATTTTTAATGTTTTTACTCTAACTTCTGCCAGATATTGGCGTCTTAAAATTACTTCCACAGGTGCAGCTAGTGCTATCGGGGTAGCATCAATTGGAGCATCCTTAGAAATGGATCGCGCCGTAGGCTCAGGGGCTATGTTACCTAAAGAATCCCGGATGGATAAGATAATAAATCAAACTTCAGAGGGTGGTCAATTTATAGGTCGATCAATTATAAGGAAGGGTGTTAAATTTAGTTTATCATTTACAATTCAAACATTAGCATTTGCTCGTGATGACTGGAGCACGTTCATAGATCATGCCGAAGTAAAACCATTTTGGTATTCATGGAATCCTGATTATGATGACGCTGTGTTTTGTTGGATGGATGGCTTTCCGATGCCCCCCAAATTTGATAGACCTAATACGATGACCTTAGGGATGCAATTAATGGGACTTCGTTCATGAGTTATAGTTCAGAAAAATCCGTGGTAGGGCGCACACCATTCCCCGCCATAAAACTATCTTTGGATTACTGTACTCGTACATATGGCAGGGATGAATGTGCCGTAGGTAGGGAAGCATCTGGGACTGCTCAAGCTGGTGGAGTTAACACTATTACGATATCTGCTAGTGACTCTTTTGGTGATGATACCCTAATTGGCTATGTTGTTTATATTTCTGGTGGAACAGGGGCTGGGCAAGAAGGTAGAATTACGGCGAACGACAATGGTACTAAAATAGTTACAGTTGCGGATAATTGGGTAATACAGCCTGATGTAACTAGTACTTATGTACTTATTAACAGGCCGGATGCCTGTTATAATACGCGATCCAATTGTCAGGACGTAGCTAATTACAATGGAAGTCCTACTGAAAATGAGATATGGGTAACTGGCGTCACGGCTGATTTCCCAGCAGATATCTGGGATGAAGCTGGCCTCGGTATCGCTGTGCCTACATTAGATAGGATTTCAGCTACACCACCTAAAATCGATATTGCAGGTGGGTTGGGTAATCGCGCATCTATTTCTATAAATTGTATTGATTTTCCCCACCATGATCGTGGGGTTGATAAATATGCATTAAATCGTTCTTATAATGCCTATGAAAGAGGAACATTTTGGGGTAAATTTGTAACCAGAAATACTTATTATCAAGGCCGCACATTAACTTATTATGATGGTTATTTAGTTAATGGTCTTTTTGATATAACAAACTTTAATGCCAGGGTATATATAATAGAAAAGATCACTGGTCCTGATAGTAATGGTAGAGTATCTATAATTGCTAAAGATATATTAAAATTAGCGGATGATGATAGATCGTTTGCCCCCGCACCATCGAAAGGAACTTTAGATGTTGATTTTTTAAGTACAGATACTTCAATATATCTGGTTCCCGGTAATAATTTTTCTATTGAGTATGGTAAAAGTGGTTATGTTAGAATAAATTCAGAGATAATATATTTCACAGATAATACTAATGATATTTTAAGTGGATTAACTAGGCAAACATGGGGCACCGCTCTAGACAGTCATGATGCCGGTGATTCAGTTCAGTTGTGTTTAGCTTATGAAAACGTTAATGTTGTTGATATAGTTGAAGACCTCTATATGAATTATACAGATATACCATCATCTTATATACCATCTACTGATTGGGCTGTTGAGAAAAATACATTATTGTCTTCAAACAATTTAACTGCTATAATATCAGAACCGACTGGTATCAATAAACTTGTTAAAGAGTTAGTTCAACAGAACTTAATGTATGTGTGGTGGGCCGATAGCGAACAAGAAATTAAATTAAAAGCTTTCGCACCTATAACGACTACTATCTCCATTAATGACAATGATAATATTTTAGCTAACTCCATAAAGATTTGGCATGAACCTAAATTACGTGTAAGTCAATTTTGGATGTATTATGCTATTAGGGATTACACTAATACTGATATAGTTAATTACAGAAATTTATATATACAGGTGGATTCTGATACAGAAAGTGCTGATAAATATGACGAAACTAGACGTAGAAGGATAGAATCAAGGTGGTTAAATGCTAGTGGGGGGGCTGGTTTAGTTTTACAAATAGCTGGGCGTACCTTATCCCTATTGTCAGAAACACCTAGACTAGCTAAATTTCGTTTGGATGCCAAGGATGAAGTAGAGACAGGGGATTTTATTACTTTAACTACTAGACTTATGCAGGATGCCAGTGGTCTTGATATTAGTTTAGATATGTTGGTTATCGAAAAAAGACAAATAGAATCTGGAACCATATATGAATATCTAGCTCAAGAATTTAATTTCACAGGTAAGTATGGCTATATCGGCCCTGATACGCTTCCAGATTATTCAGGGGATACCGTTTTAAAACAAGATGGTGATGCTCTATTAACTGAGATTGGTGATTTTATTTTATTAGAGGATGCTATAATCATCAATGGTGCCAGTGATGAACAAAAAAGTGCATATGCTTGGATAGCCCCCGATAGTGGCTATTTTGCTAATGGTGATGAAGCCTATAAAATTTTGTAAGGAAAAAATATGACCGATTTCAATGCTATTCCAGATTCTGATATTGATCCAGAAAGTCCTATCACCACAACTTTAATAACGTGGTTGCGTAATAACCATATAGCTACCGCAGAGGCTGCTGATGGTGCCCCTAATATTTGGCATAGATTCAATCCGTGGTTAATGAATTTTGGTGATCAATCTGATGGCGCTATAACTCATTCTGTAAATGGCAGCGTTGCAGGTGGTTTATATCAATGTACCACATTTACTATTGATGCCAGTGTAGCAGTTGCGTTTGACGCCCCTGTAATTATCAGAGCTTCTACTTCTATCATCATCAATGGTAATATAAATTGTCGAGGTACTGATAAAAGTTACGAATTAAGTAATGGTGGAGCTATTGGTGGTGGTGGCGGCGGTGGTGGCGGCGGTGGTGGCACTTTCTATAACGATGGTAATTCGGGCTTCCCTGGGCAATTTGGAGTATATGATGCTATAGGTGGTACTCTCGGTGCCCCCGGAAGTCTCAGTGGTGGTAATGGTGGCGCTGGTGGCACCAATACCACCACCAGAGGTAAAATATCGGCTTTAGAAACCCTCCCAGCAATCCTTTCTGGTGGTGCGGGTGGTAGGGGCGGTTATGGAGGTAGTATCTATGATGATTCATCCGGTGGTGCGGGTGGTGCGGGTGGTAAGGGTGGTGGACCCATTATTCTCATAGCCCCTAGTATTATTATCGATGCCGCCGCTGTGATTAATGCCAGCGGGGCTGGTGGCTCAAACGGTATTGTGGGTGGTGGTGGTGGTGGTGGCGGTGGGGGAGGTGCTGGTGGTGCAATTATAAAAGTTGGGCGATCCATTACCGATGCTGGTACTAACACTGTCACTGGCAGCAGTGGTGGCAGTGGTTTGGGGGTTGCTGGTGATGGCGGTTCTGGGGCTGTTGGGTGGGCATTGAATCTATTGATAGTTGATGCATAAGGGGATATATAATGGCTTCAACAAAAATATCAAATTTAACAGCGGTTACCGAAGTTGCACTTACGGATGCATTTATAGTCGCTCAAAGTGGTATTTCGAAGAAGATGACGATTGATCAAATTCGAACATTAGATGCTGTAACTATATCTGGTCTAGGTGATGAAGCTACCTACCAATGGCATCTAGCGATCGTAACTGATGACATTAACGGCCCTAGTGCTGATAATCGATCTATTGTTTATAGTGATGGCATAGACTGGCGTCGCATGTCAGATGGTACGATACTCGCTTTAAGACCCCCTACAATAGATTTAGTTATGTTAACAACTGCACCGGCAGTATCATGACCGCCATTAAAATATCAGATTTACCAGCTGTTGCAATACCAGATTTCAATGATGAGTTTGCTATTGTCGATATTTCAGCAGATGAAACAAAAAAAGTAACTTTAGGTATTATTAGAGCAAAACCAACATATTCATGGGCTAACCTACCTAATGCTGCCCTATATCAATGGCAATTGGTAGTAATATCCGATAATGTTAATACTCCCATCGCGTATAGTGATGGTACCAACTGGAGATATGCTAGTGATGGCAATTTGGTCAAAATGGAAGACATCCCACCTGCTGATATAGCGATTAATTTAACTGCTCCAACTGCTATTGTCGACAATCCAGTTAGTATACCTGCAGTTAGCCTATCATTAACTACAACAGCACCAACGGTGGTATGAATATGATTTTTGTAAGTGCGGGACATTATGAACGTAAACAAGGTGCAAGCTTTGATAATTTCACTGAGTGGAAGGAGGCTATGAAATGGCGGGATTTACTTGTTGATTTACTTGGTCAAGCATCCATAGCTGTTCCGCCAATATCATTAACTAGTAAAGTTACCTTTATAAATAATCATAACCCGGATGATGGTGATATTGCTGTTGAGATTCATTTTAATAGCGCTATCAACTCTCATGGCACTCACATCGGGGAGGGTAGCGAAACTTTATATTGTCCCGGTAGTTCCAAAGGTGAGATTATTGCCGAATATATACAGGAATCTATGCGCTACATTTGGCCACCATCTAGGGGTGTCAAACAGGGTTGGTACCAGATGAATCCTGCTAAAGGGCCAGATTATTTTTTAAGGGCTACTCATTGCCCAGCAATTATTGTGGAACCAGAATTTGTGCACCATGCGGATATGATTGAAGAGCGTAGATACGTCGGGTGTACGGCACTCGCTGCGGCACTCCTTGATATGCATGGTTGATATATCTCCGTCGCACGGGGAGGTACATCCCCGCCACTCTGAGATGTATATAGGTACATATATAGCTATTCCATAGGTTAATAAGAAGGAGGGCAGGGGACGAATTAATATCAGGGCCAAATTTAACTTAATATAGGAGATTGTTATGAAGTTTGATCAAAATCTATCCACCTTCTTATCTAGTAAAAGTAATTGGACAGGGATGACGGCGATAGTTGGTTCTATCAGTGCATATATTACTGGAACCATAGATGTTAACCTTATGTTACAAAGTATATTCGGTGGGCTGGCATTGATTTTTGTTAAAGATGCTGTAGCTAAAGCCGGTAAATAGTTGTATGACTTCACCACCCGGAACACCCTCCCCGCGTCCGGGTGGTGCTTTTTAAAGGAAATATTGATATGTTTGATTTTTTAGGTGATGCATTAGGAGCCATCATTTCAGGTGGCACCACCGGATTGCTTGGAGCTGGTATTAGTTTGTTTGGTGAAATTAAAAAGCAAAAATTAATCTTCGATCATGATGAAAAAATGGAAGGTTTAAAACAAGATAGTATGGAATTAGAAGCTAACCTTAAAATGGAATTAGCAAAGGTTGAGGGTGATGTTAAAATAAACCTATCAGAGATGCAAGCTTTCACACAGTCCCAATCTAATGATAAAGCTACCTATTCCGACCCCAGCAAACTTGGTACAGTTGGTAAATTTTTTATGATAATGGTTGATTTTTTTCGCGGTATGATTAGACCCAGTATGACCATTTACATGACCATATTAACTACTCTTATTTACACGCAATTAATGGAATTGGTCGGTGGTTTGGATGGTGTTATCGATAAAGATATGGCCTTAGCGCTGGTTCAACAAATTATCCTCGTAATCCTTTATATAACCAGTACTATTATCTTGTGGTGGTTCGGTACTAGGCAGAAGATAATATCAACTTGATAATATCTTTACTAATGCTTGGAAATCAATTTTCCCAGACCATATGTGGTCGCACTGCACAATTAATTCGCGTTTGGTTAACTGCCCAACCATTTGGGCTTGCTGCCAATCAAACAACATGAATTCATCTTTACCAACTCTTAAAAATAACCAACAATTCTGGTTGTATCTACCCCTGTTACGCAACCACCTCCTCTGCTCAGAAGTGTAATGATCAATACTGACTACCGTATTAACCATTTTGGGCCATTCGTGGAGATATTTCAATTCAATCCAACCACCACCACCACCGATGCCAAACGACACATCGGGTATACCCAGCGTTAATTTATCCTCATGACGTTGAACATGCCAGTACCCCTTCATCCCCTTCCGTAGGTAATCCCAAAATGTACTCTCATCCACGATGCAGATTCTCGAATTCGATTTGGCTGACATTGTTATTTTGAGCTAGATTTCCCAATAAATCTAAAATACTTAACCAATCATGGATCGGCCATTTAGCTTTGGCCACTTGGATATTTCTACCTAGAGTATTCACCAAGCACGATCGGACATAGGATGCATGGTCACCCATACCTTCAGTGCTAAGAAATACAATACCATCCATGATATCTGCTAATTTAACCACAGCCTCGATATAGGTTCCAGATATTGCATCTTTAGCATCACCATATACCTCATACATCTGGCGATCAAGGATATCAAATGGGTCTTCATTACATTTGCTTTTGATCATCTTCTTCATCGGTGTTGCAACATCACCGGTAATTACTTCTGGAACGTCATGGTTCAATGACCAGTTCATTAATTTGATTTTCTCATTATCAGGTAATGGACCTAGATTAATTAATTCTGCTATTTCCAGACTTAGCATAGTTACTAGATAAAGGTGCTCAGCCAGTGTTTGTTGTCGAGCGGTGCGAACAATTTGCCATCTGGTAACATGCCCGGTTCTTAAAATATCTTTAATTGTGATTTCCATTAACGCCCCCTCCCATCAGCCCATCTGTCTAATGTATGTAAAGCATCCTCAACCCTAGGTTCAATGTGATGCTCTCTGATATGTCGCATTTCATAATTTATACTTGCTAACACGCAAGCCTCCCTTAATTCAGATGGTGTAAATCGCGCAGACTCAATCATACCCTCAAGAGTGTGGACCAAATGATGATATTCGGGATCATTCATATACTTCTCTCTAGGTGATTTCATCGATCTAGACATTCTCTATTCCCCTTAATATCACAAATTCTATTTATAATAAGAAATCAGCATCATCTAAAACTATTATGTACTCTCAACCCGTTGAAATAGATGGCAGCTCCAATTATTAGCTAGCGCTTTAAATCGTTTTTGGGCGGCAAAGTGATCGGTGAATACTTCTGGTTTCATATCAGCATCATCAAAAACTATCATCCAATCTGGGGTTGGTAATTCCGCACACAACAAATCATTGGAGTCAATATGTTCCTTACCTGCTTTTGTTAGCGACCCGCTGCGTGTTTCTTCAACCATTCTTTCATCCATCATACACCCCCATACCTAATCAGGCACATCACATGGTCGCTGGCCAAGTTTCTCATAAATCAAGTCAAAGTGGCCTCGAACCACTATTCTCCTTAGTGCTGAGTACATCATCTGTGTTTCACATCTTTTGTTTCCTTCAAATGGTTTTTTGTTCCACCAATGGCAATTACTAGGGACACCATGTATCTTTTTTATTTGCTTTGGTAATATATAAAGCAGACCCCAGCCAGTGGGAAGATCATCAATTTTAATAACGTCTGGTGGGCACATATAAAATCGCCAGTCACCCATCCCAGTATCAGCCTTCCGCCTAAATTTTTTATTCTTGTCTGCGAGAAAATCTGAACGGGATGTTTTACATTCGATTAATATAGATAGCCCGTCACGCCAGCCAATTCCGTCTGGTTGCTCCCCATTATGTGTATTTGCCTTAAATTCATCACGAAACACTATACCACATCCTTGGCTCTTTAACCATTTCTCTGCTCTCAGTGTTAACTCTGTGTGTGTCATATTTTCATTGGTGCTTTTGGTTGTTCATCTGGAAATTCTATCTCCCAAGGATTGACTACTCCTATAAGATTACAGGCTTTAGATACCTTTTCAGTATTCCCGTCAGCTAATATGTATATAAGCTGGTAACATTCTTCCAATGCTTCGTGGGCGTCACCAAGATTCTCAATAAAATCCATGGTGAAAGTGCCATCGTCGTTTACGATATGATTTAATGATCCAGCCATTTCAAACCCCCCTTAATATTGGGGCCGGTCTCCCGGCCCCGCAACTTTACAACTTTGCTAAACGACCAGCTAGACTCTCTTTGGTCTTCACTGCCTTGTCAACGGCCTTCATAGCTACCTTAAGTTCCTTATTAGCAGCCGCTGCAACTTTACGTTTGGCCGTTGCTTCGGCCTTCAGTTCTTTGACTATTGCATTCGCTTCTTTAATCACAGATCGAAGATCTGCTTTTTTCTGCTTATTATCACTCATTTTCTTGCTCCTCTTTCTTTGGTTTAATGTGGTTCATAAATCCGGTTTCCGGGTTTCTTTCCCACTTTCGTTGGCGGTTAATTTCCATCTTTTCTAACACCGCCTTTTTTACATCAATGCCTTTAAGGTAAGCTATATCTAAGATTAAGATTACCAAATCAGCATATTCATGGGGATCACTTTGGTCTCGTAACCATTCAGGTATCTCCTCTAGAATTAGTTTTGTCGTTGCGTTAAATACCGTTCGATCAGGGAATATTTCATTGGCCCAAGAAGCAATTTGCTCCTGTAACATACCAATATCACCCTCCGCCAATATTTTATGATCCATATTTACCGCCTTCCGGTCGATCATCAAATTTATCCATTTTACGTAATTCTTGGGCGAGCAACATTAAAACACAACAAGCGGCATGGGCCAAGTGTGATCTATTACTTTCTTCATCAGGACCCTTTTTACGCCACCAAGCAATTAAATGGCCCACACCGGCACGGAATAAACGGCCAGCATTAATACCCAGCTCCCAATTACGATCACCATACTTTTCAGAACCCATGGTTAAGATTTGGGTAACTTCATCAATAGCGTCATATGGAATTAAATCATAACGGGGCTTGCCCTCATCAAACTTTAATCCTTGCTTTTTAGTTACCATTATTTTTGCTCCCTTATATCGTTAACTGTTGGCCCATAACCTAGATATACGACGCCATTACCACCTTGTTTTCTACATTGGCCATTAATGTCTCGAATTAGTTCTTCCCTACTGTCGGGATCGTCTATGTAGTTCATGAAATTTACGAATATTTCAGTAGGGCGGCACATTCGCATTGCTTCCTTGGTCTGTTTCTTTGAAAAAGTGAATACACGCCGTGGGAGTTGCGTAACGGTTGTTAATTCAGGCTCTACCCCGATACTTTCAAATGTAATTTCCTTTTGATCAGAATAATGTGGCCCGCTCCAACCGATTTGTTTCCCGTCTTCATCATATCGATTAGCAACTCGGATCGGGAAAGTACGCATACAACCAATGATATTTGTTAACCAACCGATGGGAACACCGGAATCTGTAGCAATCTGAGCGGGGGTACATTCTCGACTGGTAACATAAGGATAGAAACCGCTATTAATTCCCAATGAAAACCCTTGTGCCCCCTCTATTAAGATGTTGTGTGATGAATCTAATGCGGCATTATATTGCTCTGATGATACCACGAATTGACCCAAGGGTGAATTGTCAAGCATTTTCACCGCCGTATTCATATCCTTTGGGTCTCGTTGTATCTTTTGAATTAATGCTGCCCCGACGCCTTTTTTAGTACTACCAATCCCGGTCATTGTGTTATTTTCGATATCGACATGTTTATCGGTAATCACTGCAGCATGCGGATGGATCATGATATCAGCACCAGCAATTACGTCTTCACACTGACCGATTTCTTTAATCAAGTTGTCTGGGTTGATCAACGAACCGGGGCCGATCATAACTTTGTTTAAGCATGGAGATACGATACCATTACCTAACATAGTGTGCACGAATTTTCGACCATTACCATCAATATATGTGTGACCTGAGTTGCTTCCCCACGCTGTAACGATGGTGTCAGGTGCATCACGTTCAGCAATATAGCCTGCAATTAAGCCCTTACCAGTCGACCCAAATTGTAGATCGCAAATTAATGTTACTCTTTTATCCATTGTCACTTTCCCCTTTAAGTATACCCATTTCTATTCTCTGTGGTATTGGTCGGTAATCCCACTTTTTCTCAGCCATTGCTTTATCAAGTGCTATAGGGCCGCTACCCCCGCATTTATTACATTTAACATAACGTTTCTCACTGAACGGAACATTGAGCATTATTAAATCTTTACTTTGGCAGAACGGGCACACTTTCATCACCAACCCCCTTTTTATTTTTACGCCAATCTTTTTGTTTAATTCCGGAGCAGCCTTTGCAAATCCAATCATACCTTTTAGCTCTGGATGGGTAGAATCCAGTTTTCACCTCGAAATCATCTTTGCAAACACGACAGGTTTTCAATTTCTCCGCCATCACTTAATTCCTCGTTGATTTCATCAAATATCAGTTTTAGAGCATCTTTAACACACTCTTCATCATTATGTCCTTCAGTTTCATATAATATAACATGGCCTTTATATGCTATAATCCTACCATTCCATTTTCGCTTAATCTCATCGAAAGTATAATCCAAATAGATTTCACCTTTATCTTTCAGCCAATCCTCATGACTCATTTACTAATCCTCTATAAATTTATTACCCTTGGCTATATTCGCTTCCGGGGTTAATAATTGCATGTTTTCTTCCCAATGTAAACCACACACCATATTATTAGTTAAAGGTATGATATGATCAACATGCATACCCGATAGATGTCCCTCTCTATATAATTTTATCATAATCTTCTTACTGGCCCATGGTGGTGTGGCTTGTCTTTCAATTCTACGTCTACCATATGCCGATCGGTTAGCTATTTCAGTTCTTTTATTGGCTTGATAATATTTTCTTCTACGAATTTTTTCCTTCGCTTTGTTCTCGCTGTGGTATTTTATTCTTCTAGCCGCCTTACAAATTATACACCCTCCGTTAGATGTATATTTTTCGGTTTTATTACACCTGATGCACGGACAACCATGATATCTTTTTGATCCCGCCTCTTTAGCCTCTGATCGAGTTGTCATTTGCTAGCTTGCCACCAGTCGGGACCGATTCCGCTGTCAGATCGAATCGGGACCCTGAAGTGTATCAGGGAATTAGAATCAAACGTCTCCATTATCTCTTTAATCCCCGCATCTAATTTTACATCATCTTTAGGTACACTACAGTCCATCTCATCATGCACGTTTAGCAGCAATCTACCCTCAGTTCCTTTTAAAAAATTATATATCTCAATTATTTTCAATTTTAAAGCATCTGCAGCTGATCCTTGAAATATAACACCTCCCGCTTTATGTGTAAAATTTCCACCGGGAAATCTTAAACGCCTGCCCATGATAGTTTTTACATAACCGCGAGATTTTGCTATACTAGATGCCTTACCTAACATAGTCTTAAATTCCGGGAATTTACCGTGATAATTATCGAATATTTCCATGGCTTCGGGTCCGGGCTTTAAATAGGTGTGCTTTTTACCATTTTTTTCAAATGATGCAAGGGTATATGGTAGTCCCATCTCGGCAGCTAGTTTACCGCTGCCCATGCCAAATAGTAATCCTAAGTTTATTTGCTTGGCGTTTAGAGGATTACCTCCCTCTGGTGATCTGGGTATACCAGTCATATCAGCAATCATTTGGTGAAAATCGGCATCGGGATCATTAGCATACGCTATATTCAATGCTTCGGCGTTAACATAATGACCGGCAACCCGAAAATCCATCTGTGACCAATCGCGACAATTCCATTGCTGTCCTTCATCCGGCAAAAACAGAGCCCGGACAATACTGGCAATTGCTTTGTCTCTTTTATGAATTTGCTGGAGAGCTGGGCTATTTACACTTAAACGGCCTGTTCCTGTTCCTAGGTCATTATCGCTTTTTGTCTGATTGTAATTACAATGAATGATGCCATTGTGATGATGGCCTAAAATATGGCCCTTAAGGAATGTGTCTCGGGTCTTAAGCAATTTACGTAACGATAAAATCTTAGAGGCGGCGGGGTGTTTCATTGCTCTCAACGCGTCGGCATTAATTGACGCTTTCCCTGCTCCGGTTTTTACTAACCTAGTTCCATCATTAGCTATCCAAGTGCCCTCACTATCTTGTTTTGGTTCAAATAATTTGTGAATGCTACCACTGGGGTTGGGATTAACCATAAACCCAGCCGTCTTGTTTAAATCTTTCTGTTGGTCATCAATCAATATAGTAACTTCATCGATTGTCTGCTCAACTTTATCAACGTTAATTCTAACTCCTCGGTATTCCATATCAAGGAGTGCCGGTATTAAATCACACTCTAATTTATGAACTTTTACTAATTCTTGTTCTTCAATGATCGGTTGTTGGTATACCCATAGATCTAATGTCACACGCGTGTCTTGTTTGGCATATTTACTTACTAATTCTACCGGTGCTCGTTGCAAATTTTCTGCTTGCACGTTCCGGGTGGCCCTACCACCAAACATCCTAGCTAGATCATCCCATATTTCTTCGGTTTTACCCACACCAAGATACTTTTTACCGAGATAATCCAGATTATATGCCAATAAATGCTCATCAATTAAAGCTGCTCTGATTATAACATCATCAACTTTATCTTCCGGCACATGGACCCCAATTTCCCGGAGCATGTGCATATCAAATTTAGCATTAGCGAATATTATTAATTTTACTCTTTTTAATTCATTATTTAACCACGGTATAACTTTCGGTGTCTGTCTTATATCCCAATAATAATCTTTACCATCAGGTGTTGATATTGATATACCGAACACTTTATCTACCCAAAATTTTAATCCAGTTGTCTCTGTGTCCAGAGAGATACAAGGATAATTACTTAAATTAGGAAAATTCATTGTATCCCCATTATATCACATGCCCACTATCTAGTCAATATAGTCTTTAAGTTTCTACATTGATTTCTCTATTGATGTCCTTAAATCGGGGTCCATATCACCAATATTCTTTAAAGCCCATGATTTATAACCCTGTGGCACAGCAACTAACGGCTCACCGCGATGTTTACCAAATGGCATAATTTTAACATCGATCGGACTGTTGGCAAACTCGATCATTTCGCCAACTGTTTTACCATCACAACTTTTAACCATCATTTTAAACACTTCTAAGGTAACTAAGATGTCAGCAAGCGCTCGATGCGGTGCTAAACCTTTTAGATCAATATCAATTAAACCTAACCAATATCGGAGTGATTGCATCTTATGTGATTGCTCTGGCCATAAATGTCGGGATAGTCGCAACGTACACAACCAATCATTATCTAATTTAGGTAACATTCCTGAATCAAATTCAGCATTATGAGCTACTAAAGTAGTGCTTCCGATGAATATCACTAAGTCTCGGTATACATCGGACATCGTTGGCTTACCGACCACATCACGCGCAGTTAAATGGTGCACCGCACTTGCTTCTGGTGGGATGTCCATTTCGGGGTTTATTAATTGTTCAAAAGTATCAATAATTTCCCAGTCGGATGATACCCGAATAGCGGCGATTTCAATTACTTTATCTTTTTCACTGTCAACGCCAGTAGTCTCGGTATCGATAATGACAATATCTTCGTTTAAATTCATTATTTTAGTTCCTTAACTATGCAAGAAAATATATAATCCTTGGACCGTTGTTCCTGGGGTAGTTTATCATATATCCTAATACACGGGTGTGTTTTAGCATTGGGATCTTTTACCTCACCATGCACCCACCCATCCTTAATTTTTTCTTCCAGCCAACTATTATGGCTACCTTCTGGTGTGGCATCTGGGTTCTTTAAATGAAATTCTACACCATTTATAGCACTTTTTTCTGCCATTCCGGTGAACATTCCCAAGATTGTTGACTATTATCACCGATTGAGATACAATAAGCGCGATTAACTTCATGAGCTACTTTTGCGATATCTTCTATATCCATTTCTCTAACTCCTTACATTCTAAATATTAAAATGGTATATCTTCCGATGGGTCGAAATCATTATTTATTGGGCTACTGGGTGTGCCGCCACCAGCTTCTTTTGGCTTAACCCTCAGTGAAAAGAATTTCTGCCCGAATATTTTACTATCCTTGTTTTTTACTTCCATTACCCAAGCAGAAAGCCAATATTCTTTACCTTCAATATCGATAGTGCCTGTGTGTGTTGGGTGTGTTTCTTTTTCCCGCTTGTCATTCTTGAATAATGATCCAGAATTTGTATTATCATATCCCATTTTATTTCCCTCCTAATAGATTATTAATTATATATATATATGTTATAAGTAAAATAAAACCCCAAACAAACTGACCAATCAACATCCCTTTTATAGCTATTACTAAATGTTCTTCTCCCCCATGCTTAGAGGTAAATAAGGCAGTAGCTATTATTTTTATTGGTACAACGGCCATTAAGCCAGCTATAAAAGGGTCTAATCGTTGGGCAAAAAATATTGCAATAATTATCAAAATTGTGATGATCAGTGTTATCAATTTAACCTCACCCACTTTTTTAAAAATTTATGTATTACTTTGTGAAATCCTCTAGCAAAAAATCTTCTCCAAAAATATGAGCGCAACCATGACGTGACAGTAAAGATTGAAACAATAATTACTTTATCATCAATCGTTAAATATCCATACCTAATCAAAGGTCTAATGATCAATGCCCAAACTGCTAATGAAATTAAAAATCCACTCGCAATATTTACACTTGATTCAATTTTCGATTCTAGTTTTGATTGTTCCACCATTTATACTGCAAATGCATACTTAATATGCTCATGATGCTGGTAATTCAATAAACGAAAATCATCGGGTGTGGTCCACGTCTCTAAATCCTCCAACGTCTTGATATTGGGGTTCATATGCATCCGTGGCAATCTGAACGGCTCGCGCGCAATCTGAATATGCATATCATCCATCTGGTTTTCATAGATGTGAATGTCGTGCATGAAGTGAGTAAATTCACCCGGAACATGTCCAGTGATCCGCGCCATCACGCTCAACAGCCACGTATAACCGGCAATGTTGAAGGGTATGCCAAGGGGTACATCACAGCTACGCTGATACATGGACAGGTTAAGCTTGTCACCATGAATGCCGAACTGGTAGAACATGTGGCAAGGAGGTAGGGCCATCATATCCATTTCTCCCGGATTCCAGTGGGTAACAATTTCGCGACGGTTGTCGATACCTTGCCGTAGGTCGTCATACACCATACGCAACTGATCAATTTCCTGAGTCTCGACAGTAGTCACGCCACCCGATGGAAATACTTTAGTGTCCTTGAAAACATTAATTTTCTTATATCGTCTGCCCTGTACGCCATAAATACGGCCAAGATCGTCCTCACCTTTTCGGTTTTCATTGTTTAACCACTGCTGATTTTCGTTGGCATTCATATCCCATACCTTGCAACCAAGGGCTCGAAAGTCAGCAGCATTATCGTACCCGCGCAAGAATCCCAGCATTTCGGCCACTACAGATTTGAAGGCCAGCTTCTTGGTGGTTACCGCCGGGAATCCTTTAGATAGATCGAATTTCATCATATCACCAGTGTAACCAATGTGGTCAATACCGGTACGATTAGTTTTTCTAATACCATTTTCCATCGTTTTTTTACATAATTCAAGATATTGTTTCATAATAAATACCCACTCTCCCCTTCTACAATATGTAATTCGTGTTTAGCTCTAGTCACCGCTACATACCAGACCCTAGCTTCAGAATCCGGGTCTTTTACTGCTGATTCCACGGTTCGTTGTGTCATACCTGTATTCACCACCACCACGTCTGATTCATGGCCCTTAGCACCGTGTATACTTGATAATTCAATTTTCGGCTCTATATCAAAATCAATCTTATTGTAATAGTCTAACATCCAATGCGGTATCTTTAGTGCTTTTTGCCATGTCATCGTTGATAATTTAGTAAAATTTTTATCAGCTAAATATTGAGCAGTGTGTGGGTAGGCACACCTCCTTATTGCTGAGGCATCTTTATCAGTTAATGACCCTTCATCCATCAATTTTTTCCATTTTCGTATAGCATTGGCATATCGATTTTGAAGCAACCCCGGCATGCCTGATCTAACTTTATATGGGAGTGCGTGGTCGATAATGATTTCTTCCATATCCTTTCTAATGGAGTGATTTCTAAATAAAATTAGAATGTTACCTTCCAACGGAACCGTCATAAATGTAGAATGTCTAAATAATTTACCCTCTTCATCACGTGGTTTGTATTCTTTTTCAACACGATTTTTAATGGGATTAATTATTTTATTTGCCAAATTATGGACCACTAACGGTATGCGCCATGATTGCGCCAGTATTTTCCGCTTGGCCTTATATTTCTTTTCAAATTTAACCATCCCTTGTGGATCGGCACCACCCCAATAGAATACCGCTTGGTCATCATCACCTGAAATAATAATATGATAGGCCCATTTGGCCATTTCATCGATAACTTTCCATTGCAGGGGTGACAAGTCTTGAGCCTCATCAATTATGAAAATAGCAATATTGTGATTGATCGGCTTATCTATATACTTTTGAAGCATGTCGGTAAAATCGACATATCCGTACGTCTTTTTCCATTCCTCATATGCTGTGTGGAATTTAGTAAATAAAGCGAATGACCCCGGCCTATGGGAATTTGCATATGTTACTTCCGGACTCTCGATTTTAGCCCTAGAAAGATCATAAATTGCTAAAAATTCGTCACCAATTTCAACCTCTTCTACCTCTGGTCCTCGGCCTACAATAGGAACGTGAACCAACTTACTGAATTCCTTTAATTTATCGATGTCAATTACTTGGCCATTGCTGATACCACATAATCTATATACCATACTATGTATTGTAGATGCATGACCCGCCCTCTCACCTTCTGGGGCTCTACCAACTATTTCTGCAGCAGCCGTTTTGGTATGTGATAAAAAAGCTATATGCTTCGGGTTTCGACCCTGTTTTATGATATCCCTCTGAATTCTAATTAATTCAGTAGTTTTCCCGGTACCCGGTCACGGTGGCCCGTAGATGGCGTAAGCTTTCATATTACACCTCCTACGGGCCGATCACTCCTAGTTCCGTTTATAAATTTTTTCATATGGATTATCTTTTTAGAGTAACACTGGCTTTTCCAGATTTAGTGACTCGGTTATTAGCATAATCAACTTTTACCGAATATGGATAAACAGTTACCTTCGTTTCGATATAAACCGGTTCAATCATTCCAGTGTCACCGGCGCACATTACCCATGTTGCTGAGGTATTTTTACTGGCAAATATGCCATTAGGCTCCGGCTGTTCGATTGATGTTAGTGCGTTGTTGCTATATCCATTTTGATCTTCGTCGGTAGCAACAAGTGGATTTGTTAAGCTGGTGTCATAAGGGATGCCAAACCCGATGCTTGCGCAATCGCCCTCGACTAAGCCGCGATCGCTACGCCAAACAGAATGTGTTAGTGCTTTCATATTGCGAATATTATATAACTGGATAACCAAGTCACGCTCTAAACTCCAGTCATATGCTGGCACTGGCTGCCCAGTAGCATATTGTGACTGTTGCCGCTCTACAGATTGAGCAATCTTCGTGCTTTGAGAATCATTAGCATTACACCCAACAAGAGCCAATATAATAGCCATAAAGATAATTAACTTTTTCATAACTTCCCCTTTATTTATTTATAGTGATTGCTCGTAACTGAGCGGTTAAAATACGCTTTTGATTGATTAAATCTTGGCGATTTTCTGGATTACTTTGCAAGGCAATATCAATCTCTATAATGCTTGCCTCAAGAATTGCGCCTCGCTGTTCCATCCCTTCACGATATTGAAAGCTATGCTTCATCACTACACGATCAATGGCCATGCTTGCCGGTTTCATAATAAAACTAATTCCACCAAATAAAATACCCATCAATACCGCAAGTATTGCTACCCATTTAAAAAGACCCATTGGGCCGCTAGTTATATTATCTTCTACTTTTTCCCAGTTCATGTGTCTTTCTCCTTTGTTAACCTTTGTAGACATGCCACACTTTGTAACCATTATCCATAAATATGGTACCGATATATTTTGAATTTTCAACATTGATTTCATGCCCGGTACCATAGACATTGAAAATTATACTTGTTAATTCCCTGTCTGTATCAATCTCAGCCCACACGTTAATGCCGCCGTGTTGTTCATGCACTGTTAATATTTTTGCACCAGCTGGTAATATGACGGAATTAAATCCAGGGGATAGTGGGTATTCATGGATCGTTTTCATTTCACTATCCTCAGGGTCGGGGTTCTACTTAATTGGGTTAATTTCAATTCGCAACCCACGGCCTTAGCCACTTTAATAATTGTACACAGTCGTGGTGATTTGGTCCTCCCAGTCATCCAATTATATAATGTGCCATGTGCACAGCCAGCCAATTCTGCCACACTTTCAAGGTTATAAGTATTTAGAATACTTTTTAAGTCACTAAATACACCACCATTAATATTCTGTTTTAAATTAGCTGCTTTCATTACGTTATTCTCCTGTGGAATTCCCATAAACCATCCAATCTTTCTGCGATATCATAGATCGGGATTGCATGATTTTCAGTTAATTCATCGAATAAATGAGGGGCTACAGCTGTATACCAAGTTAAACCAGTATCAATTTCAGGTTTAGCCTCTAATATCACCATACCGCTCATCAATTCTATCACAACATCCAATTTTAATCGCAGCATACTCACTGGTATTGCAAATATACCAACGCGTGATAATCGAGGGTCTAGAATGATACTATTTATATCAACAATGTTATTCATACTCTTCTCTATGTAGAAAAATGGTGCGGAACCTTTGTAATAACCCTGCACATAGGGTACGCAAAGTTGATTAGTTCCGATTCCGCACCAAAGCCTTAAAAATTACTGATTATGTTGGGTGTTGCCGTGTCAAATCCGACCACATCCAACATTCCAGCATCAGAGGGGTCAGCGATGCTAAATCCATTTGATGTCATACCTACTACAACTAACTTTGCGCCGATTCCCATTTTCTGACGATATGAATCTAATGCTTGGGGTGGGTGTATCCGGCCTGCCCATGTTTCACTATCAGTGTAGATTACAAATGTATTAACTTTAATATTGTTTTTCTCAGCCCATAACATCGGCAATGCGCAATCGGTTCGTCCGAAGGATTGTGATCGTGTTTTCCGTATCACCTGATCAAGTCGCATTCGCGGCGTAATACCTAAATCACGAAATTCATCCGAAAAACCCATGGCATAATATTGGCTTTCGGATCGCGCAGTTACCATAGCCATTGCAGCCGCTGCTACATTTGCTGTAATATTAGCCAATCCCGCAATTCTACTTGAACTAAAGGTCATTGAACCTGAAACATCGATACCCAGCAGAAATCGTTTCCCAGTGCATTCGATGTTGCCGAATGATAAATAGAAAGCGTCATCCAGTGCATCTACCACCTGTGGTACTGGTGTCCATGTACCATTCCCACGCACTCCCTGCCCTCCCCCGTACGTCGTCAGTGCCGCCAGTACTGATATAGGGTGTATCCGTGAGCGCTGCAGGGCAGTACCGTCCATGAGCCGGGAGACCACAGTATTAGCAGCCTGTGACATAGGCTTTAATAGCCCACATTTTGATAAATTACCCAGATTCCGGATCATAGCCATCAGTGGCATTTTTTCCAACAATGCCTCCCATATCAGAGGGTCCGATAAGAACTGGGTGGGAATCATTTCACGAGTTAAACCGTGCTCGCTGATCAAATAAACCATTTCTTTAGCAGTCTCCGTGTGCTTAGCAATTTCAAACGCCTTAACGATACTTGGTAATTCGGCCTCAGATTGCTTACCTACAGCATAAGCATATAGGGCGTTCCGACTGGCATCATCGGTCTTCGGATGGGACAGTCTCAACAAATCCCGGTGAGACCAGCCATCACGCTGTTGGTACTTGATCATTTGATAGGCCAGTTTACCTAAGTCCTTATCTTGATACCACTTGGCAACGGCATTCCGCATTCCACGGCCCCAACCACCAAAAGCCTCGCGATAAGCCACGAAGTTAAACAGATGTGTTCCGATTCTAGCTACCTTAGGCAATGCAGCATAAGCGGTGCGGCGTGTTTCCACATCACCAAACTTGGTACACATAGCAAGAGCAAAAAGAGCAGGATCATTCTTGGGCGCACGGCCAGCATCACTGATTTCAACGATAGTATTAACTGTACGAACACCGTCGGCCTTGATACATTCGCGAACAGCCTCAGCATTATCAATAGTTAACTTCTTTTCATTAACGTAGTACGTCCCACCGGATGAACCTAGAATTAAAAATTGATTTAATCGTGCCCAACAATTCATAGCAAAACTGAAACCACCAGCGTTATTTTGCACTTGGTTACTGCCCGGAATCTTTTCAGACTGGGGCGTTTCTTTAGTGCTATAATGATCTTGCATATTTTGCATCTCTCTTCTCCTTAATAAAATAATGGACTAGTGTTGTTTAAGAATTTACTTTCCGAAGAAAGAAGGAGCTACGAAACCCCAATGCCGCTGTCCATGATGATCTTAAACTCCGGTCCATATAACTAAAAATTGGTGGCAGCGTGACTGGATTCGAACCAGCGACCTAAAGTTCCCGATTATCGTAATCTATCGGCCCCTTTGTTGCTAACCATGCGACTGATCGCAACTGAGTGGGCAAGTATTTGAAAACGAATTTTTACACTTTTGCTCTAACCGCTGAGCTACACACTGCATAAAGATGCGGATTAATTTAAACGACTGAGCGGATTAGCATCCAAAGTGATAACGCTCAATCATCCGACCCGCAATACTCTTTAAAAATGGCGGCGTGGGGAAGATTCGAACTTCCGACCAACCCATTAAAAGTGGAAACTCTTATTCGCCGGTCCTTTAGACTCTGGCTAACTACACCGAATAAGTTATTTTAAGGGACAAGTATTGATTAAGAGTGTAGCTGCTCTACCAACTGAGCTACCACGCCAAAAAATGGTAACGACAATCTTCTATTTGCGTATGTACGCGAAGCCTCACTTGTATTTCAATGGCTCAAATTGTCGTTACCAAAAATTACGCGGGCTAGTTGGTTGCAATCGGGTTATCTTCGAAATGGCAACCCGATTGCAACCAACTAGCCCGTCTAATTTCTTTAGTACTCAGAACCCTCCGTTTCTGTTTTAACTTCACCCTCGAAGCTACGATCAGCTTCAACGCTCACATCCCCACTCACAACGGACTCATACATATCCTCAGCCTTGTTGTAAACGGCCTCAACTGGGAAGCCCACATTGGAGATCGAATAGTTAAAAAATGACTGATTCTTGGAATTTGTTTCTTCAACAACCCCCAGACGGTATACCCGGCTGAATCGATCACCCTCATTAAGGCGAATCAGGCTATTCAGTGCACGGCTGATTTTCAGCTTGGTGCGCGACATCGACAATACTGCTTCTTCAATGCGACCGTCAGCATGGCCAATCATTACGAAATGCTGTGCAGTTTCAACTGCTTCAGCATCGGCTTTTTCTTCAGTCTTAACCTCCACAGCCCGCGCTTCAGCCTCGGCCTTGTTCGGGAAAGCACCCCGGAAACCACCACCTTGGTCACGATCTTTCCATACTAGGTACTCTTTCTTGAACATTACCGGGACAATCATAAGTTCAGTACCATATAACTCACGAGTCAGGCTATTGAACAGCATGCCCTCTTCTGCACCCTCGATGTAACCGGGGTCCTTCTTCTTACGAGCCGGTGATAGTGCCTGCACGATTTCGATTCGCGGGATTACCAAATCTTCGGAACCCACATTCTCGGAACCACGGGCGGTCTCGTTTTGCTTGATGTAAGAAGGCAATGTATTGCCAGTGACTGCTACTTCTTTTTTCTTCGCCGTTGTCATTTAACTTTCCTCTGTTCTGTTGCGATTTTCGTACTTCAGCCCCACCACGCAACGGGTTGATAGGGTTAACTTGCTTTGGTAATACTTGCTCGGGAGAACGGAGTTATCTTGAATAACTCCTCCGGCAAGACCTCTTCACCTTTCTTCAAAATCTGCTTGATAGCCGCTTTTAATGACGACGCATTAACAGTTGGTTGAATCAGATCACCATGTTTATTATCTTTTAGCCACTTATAGGCGTCCACTTTTTTACCAGAAACGATACTAGCATAAATGTCAGATGTTAAACCGATTCGACCAATACCATCTAGTTTAAAGTTACTTAAACCTTCATCTTCCATGGCGGTGGGGATTGCTTGTAAACGTAAGAAATCAAACCGTTTCTGCAATTTCTTTTTAATTACATCAGCATCATCTAAGTCTGCTCGAACGGTTTTCATGTGTCGGGCTAAATTCGCAGCCGACAGATTATTGTATTCGGGGTACACCAGTTCTTCTGACATTTTTGCTTCCTCTCTAGTCTATTTTAACAATAATGCTATTATAACGTCTGTAGTGATTATCCCACTTTAAAATGTTAACAGTTGCTCCCTTTTCCCGTGCAATCATAAATGTAACACCAATTGCTATCGGTGAACCGGAAGGCATGATATAATCAATACCAGGAATGTAATCGGACATGTTTTTCCGAATTTCTTTAATAATATCACTATTTTTCAGAGATGTCGGTATCGGGCTGAATTCGCTCGATGTTAAAAAAATTACTTCCCCAAACTCCTGAGCCTCGGTGTAATTATGATTACCTTCCTGTGTAATAAAAACCTTTGACACTGTATCACCTCTATTCTCTGACCTGACCTCTATGATATCACATAGGGATCATACTGTCAATCGTCGATATTCAAATATGGTACTACGCCGGAAAATACATCGTTGTCGTCATCAATAATTAATACGGCATTTTCCGGAAATTGGAAATCAGCTTCTTTAAAAGCTTTAATTACTTCATTTATCCGTTCTTTACCGAGACTTCTGTAGCAGGCCCCGTAAGCCTCAATTGAAAGAGATTTCGGGCCACCTGATTTTCCCCCATTAGAAACTTTTTCAAAAAATACCCCAGTCTTTTTAGATATCCCTAAAATTATATTATCTTCATCAAAACATGCAATCATTAAATCAGTTGTGTTAGCCATCTCTTTTCTCTTTGTTTAATTATTGTTAATGCCTACCCTGCCAATTGAACTGTAAACACGTTAGCCCTAAAGGTATTGACAAAAACGATTTATAGAGTCTTCACAAAGAAGGATAGTTGAGTGTTATTTAAGTTTAACCCAACCTCCCCTTCTAATCTGGTACTTGCAATAAGTTTTAGGACTTAACTCCTTACTTCTTACCGCGTTTTCCCTTCATGCAACTGGCTTACAGATGTATATATATGGTACCATGATATGGAGTGCAGTGTCAACCATGATTACTTAAATATTCTCGGTGCTTCACTGCGCACTTTTTACGTAAACTACCCCAACGGGACTTAGTCTTCGTTGAGCGCCTCATTTGAATGTCACTGATAGCACTACATACTCGCGCTGCCCTAGCTGCGGGATCATTTCTATACCAACTGTCTTTTTTATAGTGCTTTCTTAATCCCTTAATACCTATCTGTTTTTTACTATTTGAGTGAAATTTAGGCTGTGCACAATCTTGGTAGTAATTTAACCAGCAATAAGTACGTTTTACTTCCCAATCATTGAGAATTTCTTCTGCAGACTTACCAGTATAATAAGCATAATGCTTGACCCGACATATCACCCAATTAAAATGTTTAAGAAGTTCATCTTTTTTTCTCATTGGATTTTTACGCTTACCAGCAGATTGCGCCGCTTTAATATACGTAGCTTTTAAAGACTTATAACCAGCAGATTGTGCTAATTGCTTCCAATCAATGCACATTTTCAACAACCTCATCCAAACTTTTATAAGATTTACCATCACGCAATGGTTTACCTTTCTTATCACAAGCTGTCCACCGTAATTCGTAACCCTGTGGGAAAATAGGGAAATTTAATTGCTTGAAAATATGCCCCTCGATCTTAACCCGTTGTATTACGTTCATGGTATCACCTCCTATACCCATAGTATAGCATATGGGTATGGGGCTGTCAACCCCCTTATTTAATACAGACCTCCACCGCTTTTTTACACATACCTATATCAAACATACCTATATGACAATCCTTATAATTAATACCTAATTCTTTAGCTAACCACTTATACCCGGCCTTTCTTGCTTTAGTTTTAGAGCATGAATCCTTGATCATCTTCCTATCCCATAGGGGGTCAAACGCAGCATGCGCCTTACTTTTCCATTTTCTCAGTTCCGCGTTAGCTAACCTACCTAACGGTTTGCCATTTGGGTGTGTTCCAACATAAGCATCACATGGCTCACAAAAATAAAACTTTTTATTATATAAATCAGGCCGGTATGGGTATACCGCGACGCCCCTAACTAATTTAACCTTATTTTTGCAATAATCACATATCATGATGCTAACTTACTCTTAACGTAGTCCGCCATATCACACTTCAATCTAATGGCCTCCACTATATCGAAGTCTATCGAATCTTCCATCATTAAATCGATATATAATACATCATTCTTTTGACCAATGCGATGTGATCTATCTTCACTTTGTAAACGTTCCTCAAGTGAAAATGTATTACTATAATAAATCATAGTATTACCATATACTAGATTAATACCAATACCACCCGCACTCTGATTACCAACAAACCACCTTTTCTTACCTGATTCATAATCTTTTACATTCTGAACCCGCTGATCATAGTCAATCCCACCATGGTATTCAACGACGGTATCCTCACCATACTTCTCCCGTAGAGCGTCTGCGATAATTTTTATCTCATGGCGATATCTGGCCCAAATTACAGCTGACCCCGCTATTTCTTCTGCTACTAATAATAATTCTTCAAGTTTGGGGTTCTTACCCGGTAATGATTTAGTATCACCTTTGATCTTTCCGGTAATAACATCAACAAACTCCGTGGGGTAAAAACCGCCGACGATCTGCTGCAAACGTAACATTTTCTCTAGAACGTGCTCTATTTCAATTAATGTGCCATTAATAATTGTTTCCTTGCCCTTTCCATTAAGTTCTTTATAAGCTTTTGCCTGAACGGATGACATTTTTATTATACGTTTAGTATACAACTTTTCTGGTAAATCGAGAACATCTTTTTTCTGAGCATAAAATGTAAATGGTTTAACGTAATCCATTAATTCTTCAACGTTTTGATAACCGACAATTTGCCGATCTTCAAAGCCACCCATAATTACATATCGATTTCTAAATGAATAATAATCACCGATACTAATAATTTGTGAATCAAGAAATTCAAACTGCATATATAAATCATGGATACCTTGAGTTATCGGAGTTCCAGTCATTAACATTCGATAATTAGACATTAACCCTAACGACACACACCGTTCAGACCTTGTTGCCTTAAAATTCTTTATGCGCGATGACTCATCAACAGGCATACCTGCAGTGTGCATAAGCATAAATTTTTCCGCATATTCATATGCTCTACCCTGCGCCAATGATTCAACACCTACCATTAACCATTTAAATCCCTTCTCATCCACCATCCATTCTTGGACTTTTTTGATTTTCTTCGTATCCAGCACCATTGATGAGTGCTCAATCGGACAGTGTACATCAATTTCATTCATCCAATTATCCCGAACACACACCGGACAAACGACTAAGACTGCATTTATATTACCTTGCATAGCCCGTGCAGTATAACTATCAATAGCTATTTTTGACTTCCCTGTACCTTGTTCGCAGAACAACGCGGAATGATTCACAGGGTGTATTGCTTCCACTGCCTTTTTTTGATGATTAAACGGTTTAGTTTTATAATTATACCATGATGGGAAGGCATTCTTTTTGTCTATTTGTTTTGGCAACACAGCATTTGCTAGGGCCAGCAATGCTTCGGGTGAAAAATCGGCATCCCTTTTATAGACTTCTAGAATATACTTTGCATTTGCCCGCAGGGCAGGGGCATACCACACTCGATTTTTCTTATTCCAACGACGATTAGGTATTGACCTCGCCCGTTCTACATCCCACGGTGGACTTGAGATAATGAACCTACCTTTCTTATCATCATACTCAATTTTTACATCACTCATTAATTAATTCAACCTCGTCTTTATAAAAATAATAAGACCTATGTATTTCTTCTCCATTTAACATAACAGGTGGCAACTGAACAAAGTAATCATATTTATCAAAATCATTCTTTAATAAAATACCAATTTCCCCGGCCATGAATCTGCTGATAATATCATCCTTCAATATTCTTGCTTTTTTTCTTATTATCAAATTCTCAGGGCTAGTAGCCTGCGCAGTGTATGGTTCATCCCCCGTTACCATATTACAACACAAATTATCATACTTTACAAATACCCACTTATCATTTATCGAGGAAACTATGCCATTCTCACAATCTGAATGATTTTCATCTCCATTAACGTGCGGTGGTATATGCCGAACTGGCATGCCTTTTTTGAAATCTATCGTTTCCATTTCTTAGACTCCAGCAATAATTTCTTAAAAGCCACTATAGCATGTCGCCGCATATATCGTCTATTCTTTTTAAACCATTCTTCCATTTCCTGATTGATGCTGATGTTTAACTTATAACCCTTAACATCGGCCCGATATGCAGAGGTACTCTTAACTATATTCCCATAATAACCACTGGATACATATACCTTCATACCTCTTTCCACTAAGGCTTCAAGTTCTGCCTGATCCTTAGCTATAACTTCCTCGGGACACTTGGCTCTAAAATGCCTATAACAGGCATCCTTTATTACTTCAGGTGTGCCCCAATCAGCATAACCTACATCATCTAAATTGGCCTCAATCAGGCTTACTACTAAGTCCATATCACTGGTTTCAAACCACATCTTAGTGGTAAGTTTTTGTAAATCCCAGTTGCTAACTGTTTGGCGATCTCGTTCCAGTGTGATATGCTTCGGATCGATGTCATATCCATATTTTAATTCAGTGTTACAGATGAACAAACCACCAACATATAAACGCCCCGGTTTATTGATTAAAATCCTACCATAATTGGTCTGTTTAATCTCACCGATGTCGTCTTGCAGATGTAGGCACATATCTTTTATCTGGTCTATATCAAAATCGGACAGACCCGATACTTCAAACGTTACGCCTTCATTAATAACACTGGCGGATGATGAAACCACATATAACATATCAGACTCATACTTGCGATTAAAGCGGAATTCTGGTACCCAAGTGTTTCGACCATTATATATCTTCATATCATAACCCAACCGGGTTAATACTAACATAGCGATCTTATAACCCTCACCGAAATTACCGATAGAATCAGGGTCATCCGTTTTAGATGATGAACCGAGTAATAACGTTCTTGGCTCTAACTTACTGAATCGGGAGTGTAATAACAACTTACCATCATCAAGTTCCCACTCAAACGGTGAGTCACTATCAATGGCATTCTGCAACAATTCACGCACACCCTCCACCATACCCCAATGATTGACGTAGTTCTTTGACAGCGATAATTCATATGATTTACTTAACATTTCAATGCCCCACATTAAAATCAATAATTTTATGGTCTAACATATCCCACACTACTATTTTTTGCACTTCTCGGTCCATGGCCCTGAATCTAGCTTGATTTTCTTCGTTAAGACTTTCATCAACCTTAGCAATAATACGGTCAAATTCCTGATCATTCATTTATAATGCCCTATCATAATTTGATCATGCAGACCGTACCATTGCGGTAGATGAATGTCCGGACCCGTTATCTCAAAATTATCAAAAAATTCCTCGGGCGCATTACACCCGCCCTCTTCCCCGATATATACTATCGGGCGATCAGGACCCCATCGGGAGCATATGTCGATAATATCGCTACTGCCATAGGGGGGCCATGAGATGATGAGCACGTCGGGCTCGGGGGATGCCACCACGTCGATGGCCGGGGTGCACTGTACTGGGTGCACCCTAGTCATATTCACAGGATGTTGATTCCCATCCCACGAATAATCATCAGTAGCAATTATACCCACCCCTTCATCATCTAAGGCTTTTGCTAACCAACCGGCCCCAGCCATTACTTCAAGACAATTACGGCCATCGATCCATTCGGCTAACTTCCTCACCCACTGTCTTTCAACAATAGCCCACATCCCACGCTTTATGCATTCAGATCGACCATCAAAACCGATATCCAACCCTTGTCGCCCCATCATGGTGCACCCCGGTGGTTTTGGTGGGATTTCACCCCTGTCAATAAAACTTAAGAAATTATCGATCTCCATTAGATACTTGGCATTGAAATTTCAACAGTACATGGGTTGCGATTCACCCATTTAGCAGACTTCACTTTTCTAGCCCAGTCCACCCATGCCGAGAAATGGCCGGGAGTAATAAAAATAGTAGCACCCTTCAATTCAATGGATGTCAAACCTGCAGGCAACGTCATATCGATATCATCGGCTTTCATAAATAGAGTATGGTGCACAGCCACGTACCGCTGTTCATTCATTGTGATCAACTGTATCGGATTGTCACGATTTAAGTCTTCGATAACCAAATCCCAATCAATGGCACTACTGTTCATTACCTTAAACTTCCAAGACTTGTCTTTTTTCTTGGCTTTATGCACCACACTTACATCCGACATTGGGTATTCGCGATAACCACGTGCACCCGGATGTCGGACCCTGATAGCCCGTTTATCGACACTTAAAGCTATTATTCTACCTTTACCACGTGGTGTTGATACCAAATCGTGCAAATTCATACTCTTTTCTCCCGTTTAAAATGAAACATATCATATAAATTCGGTGCTATATGATAATGCGTTATACTGTGATGAATCCTTACTTGTACCGAGTCACACCTGTTACGTAAATTTCTAATGTAATCTCTGGTGTTGGTGGTGTTATTGAATAATTCAGAGTTACTTTCCATTAAATCTTTAACGGTTACACCATTCCGGGATTTTTTCTCTAATGCAATGAATACTACATCTCGCTCTCTTCGTAATTGCATCTGATTCATAATATTCTATGACTTCCCTCGAGAATAACTATATCCCCGACAATTAAACGCTTTGCTAGTGCAGATGCTTCCTGATTGGCTAGTTTACCCTTAAGTAAACCATCTTCATCAACAATCATTTGTCTATTGCCACCTAAACAAATTATTTTAATATAACCCCCGATTAATTCCTGTAATTCCTGTAGTGTCGGTACGTTGATAAACTTTTTGGCTTCATGATCACCATTCGATTTTATAATATTAACCGACATTAGGGAACTTCTCTACATTACGTAAAATCCCACCACTCTTTTGGATGGCGCGTGATGCACGTTTAGCTTCATTGTGGTATCGGTACGTTTTATCACCTTCAGGACCACGGATCGTCTTACCTTTTCGAAAATGCGTTGCTTCTTTCTTCATGATTAATCTCTCCTCTATATATAGTATATCACAGTCATATGTACTATACAACCACTCTACGTCGAATCTTTCTTATCCCACAGATATTTACCTTTCAGCATATTATCATACTCTTCATAAAGGGTCTGCATATTTATTGTGCTTTTATAAACTTCTCTTGCCCCCAGCACGTATGCCTGCTTTAATGCTTGATGTAATTCATCTGGGACCCAAGACATCAATTCTGCCAAATTAGCATCCATCTTATCTATGACTTTACTAGCCACTATATTGCGATCTCCATGATACCATTAGTTTCCCACTCTATAGTTAGACTACTATCTGCCGATACTGGTGTAAATCCGTCCCATAGTAATAATTTTTTCCTATGAGTGTATGGCTTGAAATCATCAGGGATGGACACCGATATGCTTCTAACATAGATTTCTTTTTTGGGGTGTATAACCAAATCTTCAATAGATAATAATTTTATTACATTCTCTTTAATTTCCATTGTATAAGGGGCTTCGTAAACAAACTCACCATCACTAGTTTTAATATAGACTTTCAGATAACCATCTGGCCCCGATTTATATTCCGGTATGTTCGCTTGCACGACATAAGGAGTAATGATAGCTCCAGCAACCAACTTTAAAAAGGTGCGTCTGTTCATTAGCAAAACTCATTCTCATATAAGTCCCAAGGCTCATCACCACCGTGGCCATCATTCCTCGCACTACGGATCATACCATTCGGCCCTTCCATGGAATGATTTAACTCATGGAATTTTTCCCAACTAGTGTATGCAAGTGGTGGGTGATCCCAACACGGAGTGCGGCTTCTGTTAAGTACGATATCTGAAAGTTCATCGAGAGTTATTTGTTCTCTATATTCATTTTTAATGGATTTATCTTTAAGAAAAACTTGCCAATTATGCCAGTTGGTTAAACCTAGTTCGGGAATCGAGTGCAGGGCGAAACACCACCCCCTGGATGACTTACCAATATGTAATTCTTTCTCAATTTCTTTACGGTGTTTGCACACCGGGCATGCATCACCAATTTCTGCTTCTACGTAATAATTAGTTCCCATACTCACTCTCTCCTATAAGCTAGTATACCACATCCACATGTCGCTGACAATGGGTGTGATTATAATTTTAATCTTCTAAAAACGTGATTACCTATAACAGTTGTCAATTTTCCTGAATTTTGCCAATTAGGGCTAGCTATATTTGGGTTATAATAATGACTAGCCCCTTCAGAAAAATCGTGGATGTCATTATACCGGTTATATATCAATATCTCAGCCACTTTATACGAATCCTTCCAAGCTTTTGATTTTTTATCTGGTTTATCTGACTTACCATCCCAATACCACGAAAACTGTTTGTATTGTTTAATAACTTTACAAATAGTATCGGGGTATCGTCTACTTTCAACTCTATTAATAACTACTTGACCGACTGCCCATTTACCGGGGATTGATTCAACTGCCGCTTCAAAATAAATATTAAGTGCTAGGCACATTAAGGCTGAAATCATTTCTTTAACTCCATAAGCAATCTTTCAATAACATTAGCAGCATGGGTATCACCTTCATTTCGCAACCGCCTAATAGTATTAATAGCTTCCACATCTAGATCGATATTATTACCTTTAGCAATCTGCTTGATCATATCTTCCATTGTTATATCAGCCGTATTTAACCTCACATCTTTCATATCGATCACGATTTTGTTGACATAAACTTATCGCTGAATCTATATTTTTAGTTCTATTGTACCAATAAGCGGAATTCATCCTTTTATGCCAAAAATTACCCTTTATAATCCAATGCCACCAAATATAATCATACATTCCATATTTAATATTAATAGCCATCACTACCCAAGTTAAATTACCTGCTACTAATACGATTCCTGCTGCGAAACTCACCCACTGATCTAAGCTGGGGTAATAATAAAGATTCCATAAGCCCCAAAATGCAAAAAAAGCCATAGCGGGCCAGTATATACCTTTTATTTCCCGATCTTTATATAATACCCAAGCATTCATCCACGTGAAATATGCACCAACCAGTTCGATACCACCATTAATCCAATCATTAATCATACTTTCTCATCCTATTCCTGAGGTTCATGGACTGTAGACCAGCACCTAGGTGTGCATATCTATCCCGGAGAGCCTTCTCTGGCTCTCCTAGGACTCCCGCTGCCTGCCGATATACCTCGTCCAGTGTGGCACTGTCGGTCGTCGTGGGGGCTCTCCTTATCGCTTTCGGTTTCTTGTTCCCCGGTAGAGCCCAAAATATCGCTTGGTCGATGCACATGGGATATTTACGTGAATTTTTTAGTTTTTCAAATAAATCTTCTTTTTGGGTGGGTGTAAATTGTGCTTTTACATCATACCAATTCGTGATTACTACCAAGTGAAAATCCATATTCGAAACATGATCTACGGATTTAACCGGACCGGTAATGCTCAAATCGCGTTTATCAATGACCCAATAATTCATCATGCTTAGCTTTAATTACCCTGTAGAATTCTTCTACTTCGATCGCTGAATGCCATGCTGGCCAATATTGCCCTCTAAATCGGTGTGGCATGGCAGTCGGTGAATCATCAACGAATGCCTCATACACTTTATTTTTAAACCCTTCGAAATCAAGGCGCAACAACAGAGCACCCATGTTTCTTGGTTTAAATAAATATTCTATACTATCCCAATCTAACTCCTTAAGGGCCTTATCCGCGGATAATTTCATTAATTCATCGCGATTCATTGAATTCTAAAAATCCCTTTGGTCCTGGGTGAATGGTTATATAACCACGGGCCAATGTTTCAGGCTCTATTAACCCATATGATACGCAACCTTCGAGTGTATATCGAGCGCGATAAATTTTAGCAGCCCCATTAATATACATCCCAACGGGCTTATGATTACTAGGCGTTTCCGTTGTAGCAAGAACGTTACCATCCCTATCAAGTAATTCGATTTTAATGTTCATTTACTTTTGTAATGTGTAATATTCTGGAGGGTGGTATCCAATATATATTATCTAATGATTTCTGCGACAATTGAAGTAAATCAGTAACCCAAAATCCGTCTTTAAAGGTACTGATCCCCCTATTAGACTTTACAACTGTCTTTGTTCCATTGAATTCAAAATAACAATCATATGTTATATACATACTATGCCTCATTATTAATTTGCTTCATTTCATCTAAAGTAACTACACCAGAATTATATGCAGCACATTGCGACCACCCGAGCCAACGGTTAGCTTTTTCCCCCACTACCTTTTGCCCAGATTCAACTGCATCCAGTAATATCATCACATGAAGGAGGGCGGATTTTTTGCGCGGGAAATTTTCAAAGACTTCAAATGCTTCTGACCCTCTCCTTGAATAAATAAGGCTCTTTGTTTTAGCCGCTGCTACCTCAATATCCATCCTTTTACCTCCATACGAATAACCATTAACTATAACTACGTCACCTATTTTCACTGGGCAATACTTATCAATAACCTTCTCGATAATTAATTGCCTCTTCTCTTACAACTCTTTTATTTGATAATCTATCCGAATAACGCTTTCCATATTACACCCCATTGGCATCCTCCTCCATCACCTTGAATACGTCTTCTAGAAATTTACGTCTATTGGCCATTATCACACTGACCATTTCGATCACTGATTTGTTTTCAGAATATGCCTCAAAGAAGAATTTATATTGTATCATGATATCAGATATCATGCCGATTATTCTGATGCTAATCTTCCCACCGTTGGTAATTTCATTCATAACTAACATAAAATCATCAGTTAATGAATTCATATAATCGCCTAATTCTTCAATCGTGGTTATTTTTGACAGATTGGATAAATCTTCTTCGGCCAGTTCTCGCATCTTCTCGATATTAGCGTTCATGATGCCGCCATTTCCAGTAATTTTTCAAGTTGAGTGGGTGTATGGTCATACCATTCATTTCTAATCCAACGTTCACCTTGTTCATCTTCAAAAATTCCAAATTTACATTGACGACCATAGATATAATCCATCGACACGATACAACGCTGACCATTAAAAAATCTTGTACCACCATCTGCGATGATCGCGTCGGTATCCTCGTCACTTAGACTACCACCAACTGCCTGAAGAAACCCCATACCTACAGGTACACTTATCTCATATACACTTTTAATCAACTTACGTGTGTCTAGGTGTGTTACATTAATCATATTTTCTGTATTCATTTCACTCCCCTTATATTGTCATTGATTGACATAATCTTAATGCCTGTCCCGGCGTAAACCCCTCTTCGATGTGGGCATCAAAACTGGCCTTTCTAATCTTAGCTACTATCTTAACTTGTTCAACAATTGCATTATAATCACGCCTCATAGCTTCAACTGCAGCAAGACGCTCGTTGGATTTACCAATATCGATATCTGTGATATCAGTCATATACGCTCCTCTATATAGTATACCACGGACATGGGCTGCTGATAACCACTACCTATTAAATGAGTCATCAGGTATTGGGTTTAAATAAATAGATAACTGTAATTCCACGCCCACGCCCCCAACAATTTCTCTCCCAAATTTAACTTTATGCTTTGTTAAATCCACACAACTAACTTCCATGCCAGTTGTTTTTTCAAAATCATTAAGCAATACCCATATATCCTTATTCAGTTGTTTTCGCGCTATCAATATTTCATTAACGTCCATTGATCACCCCATATATGCTATATCTGATTCGAATAACCAAATAATAAACGCTGTTAGTAATATAGTGATAATTATACCTTTCAATTTCTTATTTCCTTCGTTCTATCTTCAATGCCAAGAGACCTTAACAATATACAGAATTCGTTCGGTGTGATGTTTTGACTATCAACAGTAGCCATCAATTCCAGTAAGTCCTTAAAATTTAATAAAGCATCCCAAGCATCATCGAATGCAGTGAGTTTAGGTACCACCTTACCACCTAGTTTTTCCCATTTAATCGAAAATTCCCCAGTTGTCCCACCTTCCGGGTGGTAGAAACCGATCGTTATATCATCAATACCCTTTAAACACGCATCTGCGTACCAAGCTCTTGAGAGTTGGATGAAACCTCTTTTACAGTCCTTATGCTTATTCATTATCTATCTCCAAAGGTATCGATAATCTCAGCCTTTCCTTTTTTAGTGGGGTTAAAATACCCCTGGTCTTCCGGGGTCACAAAACTCTCTTCGTACAGCCCCCCATTTTTCAATTGCAGTATATCCAAAAAGGGCATCGCTGCTACTTCATGTGGGTACAGGGTAACTCGCTCTTCCCCTACAGCCACATCAATGCTAAAGCGGGAATGTGCTTCTTTCAAAGTACACTTCGGACCTCCCGATTTACCCCCCACTCTAGTAACCTTAAACACATCACCAAAGCCCAATTCAATTGTGTTGTACACGGCCCCGCCGAACCTTCGACTGGCCAACATGATCGCCCACTGGGCCTCCTTGATCTCAGCCAACTTCTTGATTGTGGTCTTGGGATCAACATTGGTGCAACCCGCTCCCCATTGTCCCATCCCAAAGAAAGCCATACAGCCCAGACAATAAGTACCATGCTCATCAGGGGTATAAAATACAGATACCTTGGCTGTGTAGTCCTCACCACAAGCCTCGCAGGTATGCCCCCCTAATGCCTTTTTACGTTTCCGCTTTTTCTTGGGCGGTTCTGGTGGGGTCTCTGGCACATAACCAGCGGACAGTCCATTAACACTAGCCATGATCTTTAAGCCCTATTTCTTTGGCAGACCGAATGAATGCAGTACGCAGAGTCACCTTTTCACCTTCCCCGCATGAATTAGCTGGGTTGAGGGTGGTGGTCTTACCTTCAACAATCACACCAGTAGTCCATGTGTCATCCTGACTGGTGATTTTTAGTATAAAAATACCCTTACGGGAATGATCGATTCTATAAACTTTATCAATTTCCATTATTACACTTCCCTCTAATTCTCTCTTAATTTTTCCCCGTTCCCGTTACCCTAGCTAAGTGTCAGGGGGAGGCAAGGACCCCCAAGGCAGTATTGGCCATTTGTATTTTTCTATAATTACGCGGATATTTACGGGTGTCCGCGTTTCTTCCACTGCTGTGCATGAAAGCACAACCCTATGGAATACTTTAAATGCATTGATAAATGCATTAATCATATTCTATGGAAATCCTCAACTAAATTCAATGCTTGCTTATACAGCATTTCATCACCACGGGTCAATATCCCCAATAATTGCAATTTTTCATGCATGTAAATTCTGGCAAACCCTGGATCATACTCACATATGCTTTCCGTGTTGTGAATTAAGTCGGCTAATTTAATGGTCTGGGCATGTGATGATACTGATGCCAAATGCATACGGTCAATAGCTTTACGCGTTGCGCGATTACCGTCTTCTGGCCTCGATATATCCGTTAATTCCAATACAAGATTAGCGATGCCCGCACCAAAACCGGCATTCTTAATGTCATCATAAGTTCTATCTGTATCTTCAATAACATCATGTAAAAATGCAGCACTTATTAATTCACAACCATCAGTAACGGTAGATACGATTTGAGCCACGGCCACTGGGTGAACGATATAAGGTTCACCCGTATACTTACGTTTTTGATCACCGTGCGCTTCTTCAGCATACTGGCAAGCATAATTGATAAGACCTTGAGCCTTAGCACTTTTTATCCCGTGATTAATCATTAATTTAATCTCTGTTTATTACTATTGATTGATTTATTAAGATTCACAGATGATCCATAAGCTTTCCCGGCATCATAATCACTGCTGGCACGTGAACGGTAATTTTTACCCTCCGTGAACCCACCAAAAAATTTAGTGATGGCGCTATTAGCTTCAGATATATACTGTTTATGTTGATTAACTAGAATCATGGCTTTACCCGGCTCAACTATTTCACCACCGATGTTACCTTTTGCATTTTCAGCAAGGATACGCTTAACTTGCTGACTAATACCAGACCACGCACCACTGCCGAATTGTACTATGTTGTACCTGTTTATCTTCGCTTCCCGTCTGATTGATTTTATGAGATATTCGGCCATTAATTTTACAACATTTACATGTAAATTTCGACCGATAATCCAAATTTCTTGACGACCATGGCTGGTAGTGGAACGAATAACCCGGCAATGGTTTAACTCGGCCACCTTATCGTAAACACCTGCAATCCATACATTACGACCGGCACTAACTGATGAACGACCCACCTTACCAAGTTCATCACTACTTTCGTTAACATCAGCCATTGAAAGGCCGTGTTTAGCCAATAATGCATTAGCTTGACGGAGTGCTATTTCCCGCTCATGCTCATTATCATTTCGATCGATATCAGCACGGGCTAAAATTTTACGTATTTTATCAAGTATCATGTCTCTCTCCCAGTCTCTATATATAGTATATCACATGTGGGGATCACTGACAATAATCATACCTATAATATTATTGGTCTGTCTTCCCACACTATTTTATTGGTACGGGGTAATTTTATTTTTTCTTGTAGAACTATCACCCCTTTTATTAAGCCATTCTCACAATAAGGAATCCCTGTTATAACTGAATCTAGTTCTGGTTTAATAATTTTTAGTCTATATTCGCTCATATTAAAGCCTCTTCACAATTAACTCAAAATACCAAGGGTTATCATCAGTTGGTGGTAATAAACCATCATTTGATGGGTGTGGGTCATGTATTATTTCACCATTTCTACCAACCACAAGGTGCCCAGTATCTGGAAATCTTGGACTCATACCCGAGATTAGGTGGTATTCCGTTCTTTTGATAATATAATCTACCCATAAATCCCTATATTCAGGTATTACTTGGAAACTTACAGCACTATATCCCATCGTGCTTAACCAATTTAATAAATTACGCTCATATATTACCCCACCTTCTTTAGTATTATCTGCACCCTCAGCAAAATGCGGTACTTGTGATAGGGGTAGGTCAAAAAGAGAAGCGTATGATGCTTGGGCGCAATTACCATAATAGCCATTGGCTGGGTCATGTGAAATTGTTTGTTTAACTGGGGTCATTTTATTATCTTTATTTCAACTTTAACGGCTTCATCACCATTTTTCTTGCGAGCCGCCCAACCATGTGATATAGTTGGGCATTTATCACCCAATAAGGCGCGGACGTGATCATTGATAGCATCCCTACGAGTTTGATAAGTACCAATATACAAACCGTGAACACCATTGATAGCCCACATTATCTCGGTCTTGGATTTCTTTATTGACTTAACCACTTCCTGAGATATTAACTCACGGACACACTGCTTATTGCCATGCTCTTTAGCTATAGCAGTAAGCCTATTCACAAATTCAGCTATTTCATGGTCTTTCATAGAATTACCTTATAGTCTTTTTGGATCACACCATTAATGGCATCACCAACTATAAACGAATGAATCCATATATTTACCCCACTTTGTAGACGCCTGATATGACCCCGCCTTGTATGTTGCTTAGGGGATTTATGCTTTCTAACAGAATCGAGACTCCGTTGTTTCTTTTGATTTAACTTCAATACTAACTCACGGTATTCAAAATAGGGGGCCTTTTTGCGCTTCGATTCAATTTTCTTATTTCTGGCTAATTTTACCGGTGACAGAGACAATACATTTTCTTGTATGTTCGAGCATGAAAGCATCATCATTAAACAATACATCGTACTTATTTCAGGTTGAATCTTTTCCCCACAGTGTAAAATTGTCTCGTCCCGGCCCAATCCTAAATGTTTCATTCCCATTTGAATGAAATCTTCACTGAATACATTAGCGATCACTCGCAATTGACCGCGCCCACCCTGATCATAAGCTGCACTTAACATTATTGGTGGGTATGTCCAACAATTACCATCCGACGAAGTTAGGGACACCACCGAAAAACCATCTTCCACCTCCGTTGCCATGAACAATTTATGTAACTCATCGCTATCAAGATTACCAGAATTGGAATCTACCCCAATATTGATAATGTGCATGAGGGGGCCTTCTTCCGTGGGTGCCGTATACTCCATGATAGTAATAGGATAGGGTAAACGTAAATCATTGATAATTTCCTTCTCTATGGGTGGAGAAGAATTTTGTAATTTCACCACGTCATTTATTTTAAATTTTATCCCTTCAGTTAGAAGTAATATTAATGTTTGATATATGGCGAACTGTCCATCATGCCTACGGGCTTTTTTGGCAAAATCATTTATTGCTGCCGTTGAAAAATTCATGCCCCACGTTCCCGTGCCATTATACTTCCAAATTCTTCTTCTGAACGCCAATCAATACCTAATAATTTTAATTTAAATCCAATTTGGATCATACTTAAATTAGCAATATGTGTCCATGTGTCCGGTAACACCTCTTTTATCTCGGCCTCATTAGCCCTAAGCCAAGCCTCATTATTAAGTGTTTTATTCATTATACCTCTCTACAATAACTTTGCAAATAGCTTCCCTTACATTTGATCCCTCTGAATAGATATAATCACGCCATTTACTAAGGCCGTCACTTGTTGGGCGAAGCACTGGTATCGATGCCCTTATTCTATCTTTGGTAATAAAAATGATATTGATTTCATATTTTTCTTGCAAATCTATTGCTTGTTTACTATCAGTAGATGGACTGAATATTATCTCACTTCCAGGTTTCATGTAAACATGGATCGAACCATCCATCATAAAGAAGGAATTTAATTCCAATGCTTCGACAACCCGTCGATCTAATTCATTGTTGTCCATTATTTGAGTTCCTATATAATTGACTATGTATTCCGGTACTGGTTATTAAGAACGTGTAACACGGGCCGCAAATAAAATGAGGTGTGCCATCCATAACCGGTACAACGCCAGCCCCTTCATGGGCATGGTTCTCACAATTATGTACTATACATCTCATATTATTCTGTACTGGGGCTGGTAAATTACTCATGATCCTACAGCCTCACCATCCTCCCAAATAAACTGATCCAATGGGAAATGATTATTGCACGTTGTACAGAATGTACCACTATAGAATTTCGGATTGCGAGCATAAGTTTCAGCTATTGATAAGGCTATTGTGGTAACACCACCGCACTTTTTGTGAATATAACTTTTACGTAATGGTCGAATAAAACCCTTAGCGCGATCTTCTGGGCAGATAACTACATAACCTTTTTGCTGACCATTTTCTTTAAGTTCTTTATGGTCAGGTGTAATTTCACTACCATCGGTTAAACATGTTTTATCAGTCATCATCCTATTCCAGTCGTGTATCGATTAATTTATATGCCGCAGCTGGTAACCCACACTTTTTGCACCCAACTAACTTGAAACCACGTTTCTGCTTCGCGCCCACAACTACAGTGTCCAATGCTCTCACACGTTTACAATTACCGCTCATTATTTTGTTCTTCTATAGATTTATCTAGTAAGTACAATCCAGCATGTTTTCTGCAAAAATACTTATCACCGATCTGATATCTAGCATAATTTTGGCAAATGTTACTTCCCTCTTTATTTTGAGACCTGCTCCTACCTCTCCAAAACCTAAGTGTTTGTGACGACAATAATGCTTCGCATTTTGGTATTGATTTAGTAAGTTCATGGGGGGTATCATATAACTTTTTAATTTTCATTCGTTCTTCCCCTTAAAATTAATACATCAGCCGGGTTTTCTTGTCGCCACTGTTCCCAGCTATTATCAGTTAACTTCCAATTGATCCATTCCTGTACATCCGGCTTTGGTTCGAAGGGTTTTATACCCTCACCACATCTTTCACATTGTTGCTCACCGTCGGGGCCAGTATTGTACATGTGCTTTCCACAGAAATGGAGACCACATCCCTCGTCCCCTCCGTGGGGCTGACCACCACACACATAGGGTAAGCCCCTATCGATGGTCTCCGTACAGTCGGGATGGTCACACGTGGCCGGGACGCCATATCCGACATCCCTGCCCCAGTTACTATCATACCCTATCATCCAGCCCACTATGCTGTCTCAACAATTAATTTATCTCTGATTTCTTTCTTTTCTTCTTCAGTGCATGAAATCAACAACATTTCAATGCCTAGAATTATTGGGGAATTTTCTAGTGTTAAATTATTACCATCTTTTGTTTTATATTGAAGTAGTTTAATCATTGAGAGTACCTTTTATGGCTTCAATTAATTCAATATTTGGATTACTAAACATACCCGCTTCGAGATCAGGTAGGGCCTCTTCTAGTTGACCACGCATCATTCGCATCTGAAATGCAGCACTATCTAATAATTTAAATAATTCCCCCTGACCGGCCAACTCAAATTTAATAGCTAACTCCTGTATGGCCTCAGTTGTATGTTCTATAACACTCATGATAAGAACTCTGGTAATGGGATGATGGTATAACGGGCCACATTTGCAGATAACCTAGCCCTAAAATCCACACCTGATGCAAATAAAGTTGTTCTGCCTGTCTTAGCCATAGAAATAATCTGGCAGTTTTCTGGACATAAGATAATACCTGGCTGCTCATCAGTGTATTCCACCCAATTGATAATGCTTTCTGCATCGGGGTCTGGTTTGCATTGTTGATAACCAATACCAGCGTGAGTAAGATACCCGTCATGGTCAATTCTCCGTAGAATTGCTTGTACCCAATCATTCCCTTCATTACATCTTACCAACACTGGCTGATTCTTATAAAAGCGTGGCTCGGGGGTTAGGGCTTCTTCAAGTAAATTGATTACGACCTTTAATTCATCAGACTTACCAAACCAATTATTCAGCGCACTTAATGCCTGTTTTACTTTATCATTTTTCATAACTTTTCCCACCCTATCACCTGATTAGTTGGTGTCTCAACGGGTTTACCGTTGGCTGTTTTCCACTGCTCATTTTCCCAACGTGCAATAATTATATTATATTTTTCGCGATGTAACACTATCCACGTTCCGTCTTTCGGGGCTGTTTTTATTGAATTCATTTGGTCTCCAAATACAATCTTCCCATTTACCCGCTTCAAATCTTTTTCTAATAGCATACTCTTCTACGAAAAATCTTTTTTTGTTATAATAATCTGATGGATTAAACCCCGGTATATTTATCACATACCCCGCTGGTCTATCTGGGAAAGCTTTAAATAAATTCGATATAACTTCACATTCTATCCCGATAAACTCCGCATTGATGGAGTTAATTATAATTGCAATTTCACCTATCGCAAACTTAGCCATTATTTTTCCACCTCGGGCGACTATCGGTAATCCCGGCTCGGTTAAGTACATCATGCGCACCCTCTACAAGTCGAGCATTTAATATATCTTTTTTAGGGTCAGTTTTTCCCTCAACTTCCCCTAGCAATTGCCAATACACTGATAATAGATTTTCTACTTCATTATCCGGAATTTTATAATTCATATTTATATCCAACAGATGTACGAATAAAATGATTTAGTACTTTCTTCGCATGTACATATTCATGGATTAATGTTCCATAATCTAAGGTAGATAAATTACAATCACCCTGTCCTCTTGCATGTAATAATCGATCACCCCATGCATTTTTAATGCGCTTTAATAAAGCTTTCTTTCATACTTTCCCTGTTTCATTATTCAATATTCCTGAATTCTGATTTTAAAAACGGGTGCCAATTGAATGCTTCTTTTAGATGCCGTGCATCAAATTGCACCAGCACATGGCCCGCGCCTAATTCCACATTATCCCGAATTAATGCTTCTTTATTTTTTAATCGAGGGTCATTGCCGACATAGGTGGCATGCTTCATTTTACCTAACAACCCCAACCTCTTAGCCGCCTTACGCTTGCGCTTTTCTTCAGCTGCAGCCATTTTACCGAGATTCTTTTCTTTTTTCTTTGGCGTGGGTGGTATTAATCCATAGGTTGAACTTGTTAATGCCATCATCAAAGCAATTTTATGGGCGGCTGATATTTTCATGATTGAGGTAACTCCATCCAATGTGTAGGTGGACCACCGCCATCTTCGAAACTGTCATTAGCATGATTCACCCACGGGGATAATGGCCGATATTCAGGATAATACCTGCATACTTGGAATCGCAATGGAGTTGTTGTATAACCGCTATCCCCGGCCAGTAGAATGAATCTACCATCCTTAGGTGCGGTCTCAATTGGATATAACTTGCTCATGCAGGGTTGATTCCATGTGGCAAAAAAGCTTTTCCAATACTCCCATCATCCCACTTAACATCATATAAATTGGGATATGGACCTAACCACCAATCACCATATTTTTCCCGTGGTCGTGAATAATGTTTGATAACTTCCCCTAATTTTAATCCTTTTTTAGGGTCGTAGATGTCAATTTCACGTGAAACTCTATCCCCTACTGAATGCTGTATCATATGCGCTCTCCTCTATATCTATAGTATATCATAGGTCACATACACAGTCAATCACCAGTGGTCAAATCGGTCGTATATAGCGCGTAATCGACTCCCTGCTCCATCCCGATATGATTAATGAAACCAACCAGTACCGCATCTATGGCTTCTTGCGATGGTGCCTCATTGATTGAATACATGTGGGCATTTCTTTCGTAATGGCCCACATCTTTGCGAAATTGCTTAGCTTGTTCAGTGAGCATATCAAGTAATTGTATTTTATTCACTTTTTAAACCTTCCTGTACTGCTTCGATGATTTTACAAAGATAGGTGTATGCCGGGTTTGGTGTCTGAGGTAAGTTTAGCCACCAGTCACCCCCATAAGCAGTCTCTAATTCAGTGGTATATAGCATGAGCGTGTTCTGATCAACCTCATCATCAACAATCTCTGAAATTTCCCTGTAATCAATAACTTCGCTACTGATATTGCTTAAACAACCAGATAGATAACTTGTATCACAACTGCAGAAAAATTCAGCTACTGTTTCACCGCTCATACCACCCCAATAAGCAGTCCACGCCTTACCAAAACATACAATAGTTATCTTCCCTTTACCGGGTTCAAAATCTTCAAGAAATACCGTTATTAGGTCCAGTTCTGGATTTTTTACCACCACTCTAATTAAATTATTCATTTTTTATACCCCATAATTGTGTCATTACTTTCCATTATCCCAATGATTTTATCAGTTAACATCTTAGCCACTTCTTCACGCTTCATATTAACTTTTAAAATCTTATGTGTCGGTGTGCAAATTGCTCTTTCAAACCCGTCAGCAGTTCTATCCGGTAAATCTATTGGTGTAAACGCTTCCTCTACCAATGATCTTTCTAACGTGATAGCCATATATATATCATGGCAGCTTGGGCGATCCATCACTTGTACGGATAATCTAATTTGTGCACCCATTAGTTATTGTACTCCTCTATATATTCTCTCATCGGTTTACTAATATCTAGACAATCATAACCCAACTCTTCCAAGGCAAGATACAATCCAGCACACCCCTCGCACATGAAATGACTGGCCAGAGGCACAAATTCACCATATATACGTTCTTCGATGTCATTTCTTGCAGTCCTGAACCTATAAAATTTTATTATATCAGAACCGACATCAATTGGACTCTCACAACTGCAACACCGTTTCCGTCTTTTACTTTCCAGTGATATAAAATCACTATGACCCACCCAAAACCAATCATAACTATCATCTGGCTCGAAATCACAACTACAAGATAGGGTCATAATCCTGTTAGCTCAAATGCTCGTTTCCAAGCCCTATCCCTTGCTGCAATGTAATCCTGTGTTTTTCCATTTCTCTCTTTGTACCGCTTACATGCACATAAAGTAGATAATGCATCAAGCAACTCGCTTTTAAAGTTAACTTCAATTGGTGGAGGTGGCTCTTCAATTAATGCTTCGATATCAAACACTCTAACTAACCCATCAGTACCTACCACCCTGACCGTCTTTAATTTACCATCGCTCCACAACTTTCGCTCACGCCTAGTTATGCTAAGTTTTCCAGTATGACCATCAGGGGTCCTATACCTAGTTCCATCTTCCGGTGCATCGATCATTGTACTTTTCTCTTATAAACCCACGTTGTTGGATGCATACTGTTCCAAGCGGGGCCGCGTTTACACTTAGGGCAATAATTGTATTGACCAAGGCTGTAACATTCACCATAGTGATTAGTCTCGATTCGCTTCTCGAAACCACACTTTTTACAGGCATATAATTTAATCTGGACCATTGATTTCCTTTAATATGCTTTTAGCCTCTTTCCCAACCGATACTGCGATACCATGCAAGCCACCAGCTCCCTCAATTTTATTTGAAATTTGACCAACTAGTATGATAACAACTATCGTAAAGACCGTTACTGCTGCGAATATTTTCTTTTCTGTATTAGTCATCATTATACTTTCCTCATTTCTTCAAAAGTATTACCACCATAATTAGCGTTATCGCAAATGTTCTTAGCTTGGCGGTAGTTATAGACACCCGCCTCGTCTTTATTTGGTGTATAACCGTAACCGGCTGGCTTCCACCATGCATCATGTTCAAAACTCCAGATGCGGTATGTATCGAATTCTGATGGTTGTGGGATTGGGCCTACGATATCCCATCTTTCAAATGCTTCAGTGGCCCACACTTTATTACCGAAATATTTATTACCCTCTTCTTGATCACACCTAGCTACAGAGGGAGGGGTTGATAAGTTCCTACACCTTATCCAATAAAGATGGCCAACCTCTAATTCACTTTCGTTCGTGATTAGAGGTTGGCCATCTGACTCCTTCCAATGACTTTTACCTATATTGTTTTCCTTGATTAGGATCGGCAGGTGATCATAATGGAAAAAATTTATCTTAAAGAACCCGTTGCCATCAATATATTGAGCTAATATGCCTTGTCTCCACCCCAAGTCAGGGTCACCCACCCCGTAATCAACGCATAACATTGTTATGCCTAGATATTGAAAGCGCTCACCGATTGCACAGAATTCTTCCAACTCGGTTAGTATCCGGTTGTATTCCATTTCTTCTAAAGCCGCCCTATTCTTTCGGGCAATAAAAAAGCTTTTCCAAATATTCATGCTATAGTAACCCCGTTGAGATGATCGACTTCATGTTGAGCGCACATGGCGGCCAAGCCCTTAAGTTTTCTTTTTATGGGTTTCCAGTTCCTGTCATAACCTTCTATTACTACCTGCTTATAGCGGAGCATGCTTACCTGTTTACCGGGAAATGATAGGCATCCTTCCTTAGATGTAGTTTTACCCCCATACATCTTAGTTATTATAGGATTGATTAATTCTAGCTTAAGACCCTTAACGTGCATCACTATGGCCCGTTTAGTCTGCCCTATTTGCGGGGCCGCTAACCCGATGCCTTTCTGACCATACATAGTTTCCCACATGGTATCAAGCAGGCTATCCACATCATAATCAGTGGGTATATTCTCACAGATTGTATGTAATGCTGGGTCGGAACCAAATCTTAATAAGTTTTTCATAATATATCCTAGTTGCTGGTGTCGTCGATAATTAGTTTACTATCCATACATCATACGCGTAATCCACTGATATTACTAAAACTTAACGTTTTCAATCCCCCAAAATTGTCACACCATGTTCGTGCATTAGTATACTGCTTATCAGTTGGTTCTACTGAACATCCGGCAATTAACAAGTATATTAAAATGATGGTTAAATATTTATACATTAACGTATCCTTAAAAATGACTTAAATTCATTTATCCTACTATTTTCACCCTTTCTAAAAGCTTCTTTCTCTCGATCAACTATTAATCTTAAAATTTCAGTACCTGTAAGTTGTTCCACACACGCTTTATCAGAATTTAAATCAGGATGTTTTCCATCGAAATGAATCTCCCCAAAATCCCCCCATGTGATAGTGGTTCTTATACCATGTGTCAGCCTCCAGATAACCACACTGAAAATTCTACTGTCGAAGTGACTTTTCCCACTGCCGCCACCATAATCCTTTCTAGATCGTTTTTTTCTCATGATATTGGTGGCTTTTTATCAAACATTGATGTAAATCCACACTTATTACACTTGCCGCCCCACTGTACTTCATGATGAATCCCGTCATATATGAACATACCGCCATCACATTCAGGGCAAGATAATTTTACCTGTTTTGGGGTTTCACATTTATCACAACATACTCGCCAACCATCAGCACTTATTTTTATCGATGTATCATGTAGTATGCAATGCGAAAACCCGGCGTATTCACAAACTCTCCTAGGAACTTCGTCCCACGCTTTTTTGCTATCACCAGTAAATTCACAATATCTAACTTCCATTGCTCTTTCCTCTATTTAACCCTTAATGTTTATGATTGGCCTGATGTGATGGATGGTTTCTACCAAGTCTTCCTGTAGTCTCATTACCTCAAAAATATCCTTATAAGCCATCGGCGATTCATCTAGAGTCTTTTCTGTCACCAAGGCAGTCACGCCGCCCATCACGTCTTGAAAGTCCTCAAACTTCAAGACCCTTTTAGCTTCCTTTCTCCCTAAAACCCGTCCGGCACCATGGGAGCTTGAATTCAATGATTCGGGATTTCCTTTACCTCTTACGATGAAACTACCATCCCGCATATTTCCGGGGATAACACCCATCATACCTAGTTCAGCATGTGTAGCCCCTTTTCGATGAACCCACCAGTCTTTCATAGTATCGTAAACAGCATGATTGTGATTTCGATTTATCAATACAGTAAAATCTAGCTCATAGCAAGATAAATTAAGACAACAAGTAATCGAGTCAATCACACGTTCCATCATGGTTCTACGGTTCATTAAGGCATAATCAAGCGCCCAATTAAGGTCTTGAATATAATCTCTACCTTCCTGAGAATCGGCTTTAAATCCATAATGTCCTTCTTTTGGGCGTAACTTTCCCATTTTTCTCTCAACATATCTGGCCTTATGGCTCTCGTACTGGCCTGGATTATGTTTTAGTAAGTCTTTGTGTGTGGCGTCAAATTCTTCTTCAAGAGTTATAGGGTCGCTGGAAGCTACAGTCATGTAGTGGGTAGCGATACCATGCCCAACTCCCCGACTACCAGAGTGAATTACAACCCAGATTTCATCATTTTCATCATAACCAATTTCAATAAAATGATTACCTCCACCCAAAGAACCCAAAGCCTGTTTATACTTTTTTCTTTGAGCTATTACCATCCCAGCATTAGTAAGGCCAGCAGAGCTATATTCAGTTTCAGTCTCGTTAACATTGAATCCAACAGGAATCCTCCGGTAAATCTCATCGAAGATTTCTTTTAAATGAACATTTATGCCATTAATATCAATACCTTCTAACTTTAAGGCACACATACCACACCCTATATCATACCCAACCCATGAAGGTAAAATCATGTTATCTGTAGCTATTACGGCACCTATCGGTAATGAATAACCTGTGTGAGCATCAGGCATAAGAGCGCCATTGAGAACAAATGGTTGTTCCATAGCCAGATTGAACTGTTCTAAAGCGGTTTCTTCAAGGACTTCTGCATAGATTTTCACCATGATCCCCTAAATAAATCTGTTATAGGTTGTATCACCCATGTGCATATTAGGCAACCAATCATCAGTCCGATAGCGTGATCAGACCGCCAATCACCATCCATTATAAAACCAATCCATGCTGGGATTGCGACTGAAAATACTGTCATTATGATATAGCGTTTTATCATGTACTCTCTCCTCTATATGCCCATTATATCATATATCAGCATATCAGTCAATCCCCAGTAGTCGAATCTAACCACGGCGTATAACCCCCTTGTGTGCAACCAGCGATAGGGATCATGTTATCGCCACTTACGTCACATTGTGGGATAGCTGTTAAATTTTTATACCAATTATTTTTAAACTCTTCAGTGACTTTATCTGGTCTGACTAATAAATGAAAACCACCCCTAGTATTTAATACATCAAAGGCTTCCCTATTGATAATGTATTTTAATACCGGTAAATCATTAAATTGAACATCATCGAAATCGAAATCTACAAAAACTGTCCGGCTCTTAGATCGTTGGATATCGCTTAAAGCCATGGAAGCTGGATTTAAATTTATATTACCTCTAGTTATCACCTCTGCTAGACGAATTAAAAGACGTTTCTGCGCACCAGCAAAACTTCGAGGGTTGATGGAAATATACAGTGCCAATGCATCGTTGTGAACCGGCGTACCATTTTTATTGAAATATCGGCCTATTGGTATTTCTAATTGCCTGATCTTCTTTATTAACCACCCTTTATCTGTAGCCGTAAACCGCTTGCAATTACACTTATCATTTTGTGCGCTCACATGATACTTCTTTCGAGCAAACAGGCTTACATAATAACACTCACCCTCTACAAGATTAGGTAACCAAGCAATAAAATTCAATAATTTCTGCTCATCTAGGATAATTTTATAATTCACCATCGTTCCATGGCAGCAATCACCATGGCCTCGGCTTGTTTGATATTATCCCTTGCCTTATTTAATCGTTCTTGTAAATTTTCAACTTCTCTTTCAAGATCAGTTACCGTTTCATCTTGAACCCTACCGCGTAATACAGACACAACTAGGCGATTAATTAACTTCGTTTTAGTCATCTTACTAATTTCATCAGCACACACTTTACCTAGATTTAGTTCAATGTCTACCATTTCTTCACTCATCATATGTCCCCCAATTAATCGTTAAAGTACGTGCTTCGCACGGACTGGCTTACGCCAGCCGCATAGCTAATCGTTATATTTCTATACCTTCTCTTTCGGCAAGTTCGCGCTCGTATTCACCAATACCGTTCAAGTATTCCTGGTCAAAAGTATCTTTATCCATTACGCCTCCAGCAAAAATCTCATTACGCATTTGTAACGCCTGTATAGTTAACGCAGCCCTAATCATCACAAGATCACGCTGTAATTTTTCTTCGTCAACACTATCAAATCCCATAATTATCTCCAAAATATAACCAATCACTGCACCCGATTCGCTACGCTCTCGGGTGAGCTTGGTCGTTATATTGCTTTCTCACTAATCAAGTGTTTCAGCGCCATTTCGCCAGCATGTTGCGTGCAAAAGGGGATGCCCTCAAGTTTAAATCGCGCCATGCGCCCGCATTGATTTTTCTTCCCCTCAAAGTGGGCCGTGCCAGTAGATTGCGTGATCCTCGCACAACGCTGTTCACGCCACCTTCGTTCGGGTTTGGGAAGTTCAAGTTTTTCTATTTCCATACTGCCTCGCAATATAACCAGGCGCTCAATTCCGACTGGCTACGCCAGCGGGTTAGCTTTTTCGTTATGTGCCAATAATTTTAACGGTTGTCACGCGCTCAACTTCTACTAACTTTCCTTTTTTAAGTTCAGGAATAAGATAACTTCCCGCATAAGTAACATCTGTAACCTTCTTGCAAAATTTCGGGTCATGAATTGGGGCTGACTCTGCATCCATCCATCCGTATGAAGTGCTGTGACCGTCTGCATAAGTTTCACCCCATGCCTTGCCGTCTTTCATTATCATTACGCCTTTTTCTATCTTACTCATTTCTATCCCCAGCGTTTGCCTTGCACATAACAAGGCGTTCAAAATGGATTGCGCAAAAGCGGCGCAACCCTTTAACTTAATCGTTAGGTGCCTATTTGAGCTTTGAGCTTCTGAACCATAAGTTCGAGTCGATTTAATATGTAACGAAGTTGCTCGTTATCATCTTCTTTGATTTCATTTATATCATCTTCGAGTATTGTTTCGATGTTAATTCTGCACCCGTCATCCATCGTGGGTGAATGGACATATAATTGCAGAGGTTTGTCGTCACCAGCGCCAGAGGAAAAATGAATTTATGGCCGCAAGTTCTTTTCGTGTTTCTAATTCAAGCCGCTCATAAAATTCTTCGGTTTCCGTGTAAGCATTTATGCTCTCTTTTGTCAGTCGGTCTAATTCTTTTTCAATGGCTTTATCAAATTCAGTCGATGTTATTATCATTACAATTATCTCCAAGCAGGCACCTAACCAATCAATCAAGCGCGACCCTCGCCGCGATGCGGCTCGTGCCGCTTATTTTCATCCGTTATGCCTTCACTTTAATTTCTACTACTTCGTGCCTCTCTAGAATTTCTATTTCCTTTTCGCATGCGGGGCATGTGAAGGTACTCCCAGCACTTAATTCGTAGTAATCATCAATCTGTGATTCCACATTACAATGCGGGCATGTGGCCATTGGCAACCCTGTCCAGGCATAACCAGCCATTGGAGGGGACGCACTTTCTGCGTCAGTTTCAACAATTTTTTCCCACGGTTTCATATTTGCGCGTGTACATAAAGTTTGTTTTTCGCCCATCGTGCGCCCCTCAATTAATCGTTAGGCGTCATCAAAATCCGCCAATGTAATAGGCAATCCATCCGGCCCCCATACCTGCCTATCATTAGTAAGAAGTTCCTTAACCTCATCGAATGAAATAAAGTTGTCAGGCATTTTTTTGCCTTCCATAAAAAAACCATATTGCATTCGATAATTTTCTATATCGGGTGGCAATAATCCGATGCTTGGCCAACACGAACACCCGCAACGGTGGTATGCGTTCACTGTCCCGCATTTCAAACATTTGCAGGCAGTAAAAACTAACACTGTTTTTGTTTCCATTGCTTCCTCCATAGTCGCAACATAACCAATCAATCAAGCGCGACCATCGCCGCGTTGCGGCTCGTGCCGCTTATTTCAATATGTTATGTGCCCAGTATTTCGTCCCAGTCAGGCTTTGTTAGCTCAGGAATTGGCCCGTAGATATGCCAACGCCTAAATGCCTGTGGATTACTTTCGGAAGCCCATGTATTACCCGGTCCAAAATACTTACCACCTTCGGGGTGATCTTCACAAACCCTAATATTATCAATGCTTGTCTCAAAGTGTTTTTCCTTTACCCAATATTTTCTACCGACTTCGAGTTGATCTGTCTCGGTAATAAGGCGCATAACAACACGCTGGTTCTGACCTGCTACCTCGGCGTTTGATTCTTGTTCAGTGGCTTCGTCTACCATAATATTCTCCAGTGGTTTCAATCCGCAGGCAGCACAGCTTTAACGTTATGTGTAAAAAGCTAAGTATAAGTAAATAGCAATCCATATCAACGTCCCGCCAAATAATCCTCCAGCTATACCACTTAAAGGATTCCAGAATCCCCACCAGGCTACTGGACCCGTGCGGTAGTTAACAATGCGCTCTAAAATTGTTTTTATGTAATTCTTCATAATTTATTTATCCATTTGATATAAACGTGCTCACAAAACGGGCATTTGACATGCGGTCCCGCTACCATTTCAAACCTCTTTAAGCATTTGCAACAATCAAAAACACCTATATTTTTATCGTTCATTTGCATTAATTACCACACATAACAAGCTAATGAAGCTGATTCGCTACGCTCACAGCTTATCGCGGTCGTTATAAATCAATCCGCACATCTATGCGGTTCATCAACAAAGGCGGTTGCCGGAGCTGTTGTTATCAAATGCCCAACATGCTCAGTTGATATTGGCGGTTTTCTAATACAGTAATATTTCCCGTCCTTAGTTTTATCTGTGCTAGTAACGTAAATCGATTCAATACCACATTTGCATTTCACATTTTTTGACATACCTTCACCTGTGTTTGATTTATAACAAGCCGCTTATGCCGTTCGTTCCTCGCTCGGACTGGCTTACGCCAGCCGCATAGCTAATCGTTAGGTACTAGACTCAACCAGTGAAGCTATTGGTAATTCTTTCACCCAACAATCAGCGCATAATGTAAATTCTTCTTTCTCGCCAATCTCAGTTGCTAAATCTTCGTTTGCACCCATAACTTGAGCCAAACCAACATGGCCACCCATTATCATTTCCATCCCTGTTTGTCGTTGCATAGCGTGGCCATCAAGGCCGTATGTTTGCACGCTCACTCTATGAAATATTGGCATACCTGTATGCCCTATTTTCTTTTCGCAATTAGCACATACAGCACACTCTCTTAATTCTTCTTCTTTCATTGTCTCCTCCGTACCTAACAAATCACTCCAAGCGACTCGCTGCGCTCGCGGTTGAGTTCAGCCGTTATGTGTTGTATTCACCATCACTAAAATATTGCCGAAAATAATGCCTTGCTTCTCGCTCAGCTTCTTTTTTAGTTGGTGCGGTTACGCCCCACAAACCCTTTTTGCAATTTATCTCATGTTCAAACTCGGTCTTTTTATATTCCGTGTTGTGCCTAAAACAATCGTTCTCTTTGTCACACTCAGGGCAATACCAATTATCTCTATGTGCACTACAGCCACCTATACATACAAGATGTATATTGTGCCTTACACATAACAAATCATTAAACATTGCTCGTTCCTCGCTGCGACTGGCTACGCCAGCGCGTTAATTCAGGCGTTATAAGGATAAATCCGACTGTAACCATTCTCATCTTCAATAATTTCGTGATCATGATGTGCTTCCGCTTCCATGATCTCCAGATAATCTGCTAATCTTGGATCATCTCTTTTCATGTTAATACCTCGCATAACCAAATGGTACTTCACTACAGCGTAGGGATTCATTACCTGTTATTACATATACAAATTCATACGTCAACATGGCATATGTTAAGGCCCGTGCATTAATTGCATTGATAACAACCACATCACGTTCCCTTAGTTCTGGATCAATATTCCTGACTGTGGAAATAACTAATAAATTATTTGGATCATATGATCGACCAACACAATTCATCACAGACGCGAAGTAATAATCCAACCGATCGGCGTCTAATGAAGCAGCCCCGGCATCTACACGATATTTAATACCCATCGGGGTGACGTCCGTATATTCATAGCTAAGTATAACTTTATCGCTGCAACCGGCTAAGCAAAATAATAAAATAAGCATTCCCCAATTTTTACGTAAAACTGGACTTAAAATAAACCACGAAGGAGTCCAGCGTACACCCATGCCTTTACCCATCAAATAATAGAAATGTTGGGGGTACATAAAGTGGTATACCGTTAATACGGCTTTCATTTTACCCTTCATCTTTTTAGTGCTAAGTCGCACAAATCTTGCATCGGCTGCTTTGCAGAAATCCATAGGTTGGGGTCAACCTCTCTTGGGAAGTCATCTGGATATCCCGCAAGCATGATCATATCATTAATTTGTCTGCCATTAAACAGTGCTCTCGGTGTCTCACAATGAATAGAACAATAACCTATTAATTCTTTTGGTGAATCAAAACCACTGGATAATTTCATCTGTCCCTCCCTCTTTTCTATACCCTATCATACCACACACTGATATGATAGTCAACCGCTGATAGTCAAACAACACGTACCCAATCAGTTGTTATGCTGTTATCACAGACACATATTTTTCGTACGAATCGATCAGCATCTTTTAAGTGTTCAAGAATTTGCGAATTATCAGCGTGTATTTCTACTATACAAGGATACTTACCACCCCCCTATAACAACCATTACATTCCCAGCGTTCAATAATTTTATGTTTATCCACCACCATTGGCGGTGCTTTCCTAATCCCACACCACGGGCAGTATGAAAATGGCCTTCCGGTGTAGATATTTGGTTGGCTTGATCGTATAGATTGCAATGTAATAAAACTATTTATCTCATCTATCCCTGTTTGCCAATCATCACAACATACACTCTCATTTACTTCCATCCCGATTTGTGGCATCTTATCAACCCTCTATTAGTTTTGCTAAAAATGCGAAGCCGATCCAAAAAATAATGAATAATAAACAAAATATTCTATCTTCCCACTTGGTTTGCTGAATATAATTCAAGGGTAAGATCCCAACTAATTTATGGCTTAACCACATAATTGAACTTAAAAAAACCACAAGAAATGGGAATCCTATAAATATTAAACCTGCATCATTCATTTAAAATTTACCCACTTTACATCCCAATTCCATAATGTATCTGCACTCATATTATTTCTCAATATCTAGGTGGCGGCACATACCATTGTTCTTGATGCTTGAAATTCCTTATCCACTTTTCGATTCTTCGTACTCTTTCTTCGAGAGGCAAAGCATCTAATTCTACGTAGTATTTTTCCTCAACTTCTTTTTCTAGTCGTGATATGCAATCCTTACACCCATCTTTAACTGTCGCTGGCACCCATTCTATCCGACCTTTAGTTCCATCCTTTCCAGTAATTGACCCGGCTTCATCAGGAATCAATTCGGTGTCTGGGAATGCATCACCTTTAAAATGTTTGCCGCAAGAACAAATATTCTCATAACTCGTATTTTGATTCATTACCGCCATAACTATTTCTCCTTCAAACTGTTACAAAACACTCTCTTTCTAATTTCATTGTGCAATTTCTTTACACTTTTTTTAATTCTTGAGCGCCAAGGCCACCAAGTATTGCAGTGGCCACATCCTCCAGATTGCTGCCCAAGTATTATAAATGGCCCTTGTATCTTAATTGATCCACATTCAGGGCAACTCCATTCAACCTTTCCACTTTTACTTAACATTGTAATAATTCTATTTTCTTTTTCTTGTAAGCCAATTTCTTTTCCACGGAAATGATTTCATCACGCTTACCAAATAAATAACCGCCTTTAGTTTCAATTTTCCAAAGAACTTCTATCTCCTTTTCCATCGCTGCGATCTCACACTTAAGCTTAATTATTTTTTCTTCAGTCGTTTTCTTTTTGAAAATATTGAACATGAGTATACCTCCTCGGTAATTCATAGGCGCATCTTCTTCAATATTCATACTTAGCTAATATGTAGCTCTGCTAAAACATTAAGTCCGTTATTACCTTTATATACTTTATCACTAATCTTAAACTCAGACAGACTATGTATACTCTCTAGTACCCGTATTCTTTTTTCCTCAGTAATCAACCTACCAGAACCATCTGAATACTCCCACATCAAAGTATTTGAGTTTAGCCGTCTACCTAAAAACTCACAAGTCATTCTTCTAATATTCTGATTGAAAATTATCATTGCTGTTCCTTGTTTGGGGTATGTCTTCCATTTCACTGGGTGATGGGACCCTAAATTTGTTCATTTTAATTATAAAATAAATCTTTCTCCGCATCACGCCCGAGTTTAAATATTTGCGCCTGTAATTGTTATGATCAGCGAACACATTGCGGTCTGTTGATAACTCTTTCATTTGCTCATCCTTTCTTGTACATTATCTTTTGGTATATCGCCCCTGATCATAATTACCAGCCATATCTTATTCCCTTTTCCGGATGATAATAGTTTCATCATCAATAATGATTATTTCTGGTTTGCTTATTATATCTGGTCCCGCCATACTTTTCTCCCTGTAGGTTCAAAGCAAAATATATCCTACGGATGTATTTTTTCTAATATTCTGATTGAAAATTATCCTCACCCAATTCCATTGGGACCATCTCATCAATAGGTAAATACCATATACTAGTCTTAGCTCCAGTTTCATCAAGACGAATTCTCCTTGACTTTAAACCAGCTGCCCTTAAAGCAAGATAGAGATTCGACCCCCTAATATCCTCACCCCTAGTTTTCTTTAGGTAACTAACAAAGTCTTGTGCCCGGAAACACACTGAACGAACCCCGTCCATTTCTTGAACTACCGGCACACCTCTATTAATCAATGCCCGGTCATCTTTATTTGTCCCATCACTATCTAGATCGGCCTTTTGAATAAATTCCGTCATCCGAGTTCTTACCAGCCCAGCCATGGTTGCCGTTTCTGGCACAAATTCCTTAGTATGAGTTTGTAATAAATCATTTAGAATATTGGTCCATTCCATTACCTTCATGGGGGGGAGCATTACATCTAACTGTTTTAGGATTTCCTTCCTTAACATCATGAAATCAGATAAGACATCATTATTTATTTTTATTGTTCGTTCGTCATATTGAAGTTCCCAGACAACAAATTCATGCGTTTCGTCAGTAATATACTTCCGGAGATTCGAAAAATGGTGTTCTTCCCCATTGTTAAAATCTTCATCGGGATCAATACCAAATTCTCTAGCAATACATTCCTCCGGATTACATAAACTTTTACAGGGCTCTTCCTTGCATTTATAAAGATAATCCCGCTTGGAAGCCGATGCTATTGTACGTTCAGCCTCCCGCCTTGATAGTGGTTGTTCGAAAATAAGTTCATTGATGTTACGAGCTTTTGCTCGATGCTGGCCGGGATAGGCCCGCTTTAGATAAACTGTAAAATTGTAAAGGGCGTGGTTGCGATAACCCGACTCCACACCATTTGTTAGCATCGATTGTAGGCATGGTGGGATTCCTTTAAACGATTTTAGCATTTCATCGCTAATATTATCTGGGTTAATTCTTCTAGCCTGTGCTAGTTCGATAAATTCTTCATATGAAAGTAATTTTCCTTCATTAGCTGCAACCCGCTGATTTTTGTTAAAGTATGGTAAATTTATCCACCCAGCTTGTTGACCTTCCTCAAGTACTGTTTGTACCGGAAAAATCTCCGTGGTCTCCGGATAATCTAAAAGTCTGCACCACGTTCTCAATAAAAACTGGACCATAACTGCTGGCACAGGCTCCTCGAAAAAGACGTAACAATGAGCGCCCCCAGACTTACTTTGGCAAGCCACAAGCGGTAATTCAGCGACCCTGATCTTTGCCTCTAAAGCAATAATATCAATATCCGGTAAATCACCATGCGCGTCAATATCAATAGCCCCGAAATAACAATGATTGTTACTCATAACAGGTGCTAAACCTAATCCCATGATCCCATTAAAATGATTCTTAAACTGCTCTTCGTGGTGTTTAGACTTCACCGCGAACATCTCTTTATTACTCGGATTCCACTGCCCAAATACTTCAGTATTGGCAACAAAAAGATCCATAAAATATTTCATAAAGCCCTCTTCTCTATGTCATTAATCCCGTGAAACATACTCGTGAAACACTCCGGATACCTCAGAGAGTATGCCGAGGCAGTATATCATGTCCGGCCAGTAAGGTCAATCCCATCTTTACCTGAGAATCGGAGGACGACAAGGAATATGTCCGTAGTGGGTTCGAGGGTGACCATATGACCTAAAAATAACCAATGGGGGTCATCTCTTTTTTTAAGAGCCGGAAACGGTAGTCAGTCCGCAAAATAATTATGGACAGACAGGGTATATTCCCGGATATTGACCCTGCTGTACCCATTTTTAAAAATAATCCCGAAGCAATTTTGAGATGTTAATTTAAACCGAAAATTTTAGATCCAATCTAATATCAAATGATTCACGTGAAACACACTTCATGGAACAGATATTCAAAATGGCTAAGGTCTCGAAAATGTCTTGGATTCTAAGGGAGTTTGTGACTACGGACAGCCTCTGGTGCGCGTAGCGTATAATGCTCACGCATGCGAGATTTAGTAACAGGTATGGGGGTCTTATCATTTGCTTAGTGTATTTCTGGTCACCACCCACCCTATCGATCGATATCACCGGTATGTCTCCGTCGCACGGGGATGTATCTCCTTGCCACTCGGCGATATACCCCGGCACATATATAGCTATCCCACCCACCTGAGGGCCGGGGAGGGGCTCCTCTTTACTAAATCTCGTCGCACAGATCAGCCTTCCAGAGGCATGCTAGGGTATATATTAAACAGGCAAACCACCCGATTATTGTCCATCCAAGCATGAGGTTAATTATCGATATATTGCTGCGATGTTTATGCTTTAATACATAAGCTATTATTGACGGGACCATATAAAGTGTGATAATTATAAAAAATAGGATAAATACTGGTAAAGGATTAAATCCGGGGGCCATTGGCAAACCTCTATTTATGGTTAGACAGGAAGATATCAATTCTGTTAACTAAATCCTTAATTGCTTCAGGTTTAGCAAGCCATTGATCTGGTAAAGTGGCTTGTGCCTCTTGTAGAAGGGTAATAGCTTCGTTTGGCATCGGTTGTGTGCTATCAAAGGATATGCATTCAGGATTCTCACCCCCACGGAAGATAAGTTCGGCAATTGCTGCACCACAAATATTATCTTTATTCCACCGGCAATCATCGGCCATACATTTGATTATTGGCATTTGTTTATCCCCTATATCTGGTTAAGAATTGTTTGATGTCGCTAACAAGCAACCAATCCTGTGGCATCCCTTTTTCTGCATGATTTAGGAATCTGTTAGCTTTGTTTATCTGGTCAGCTAGATAATTCAAATAGCTACAAACTGAATTAGCTTGTTTTTGTATTTCAAAGGATTCGACATGCCGAATACAGCCACTATATTTGTCGCCATTTGGGTTCTGGTATTCGTCGATGGCCCAATAACCATTACGCCCTTCGACTGCAAAGTGAATTTTATTCATGATCAATCACATGGTAAATAGGATTAACATTATCTTCGGGGTCAAATTTAGGCCATGAAGAATCTTCAACAAATTCGTTAGTTTTGATGTCTAGAAACATTAAAACATCATCAACCCATTTGAGGGTACGTGACCAGATTTGGTTATCAAATTCCCACATGGCTACAAATTGACCGCTGGTTGGCATTTCATTCTTCTTACCAACCTCCGCACAAATATAACCTTCTTCATCAAGCCAAACACGGGCCGGTTTAATTCGGTTTGTGATATGATGATTATGTTTAGGCTTGCAGCCATGAAACAAATTACTGGTCCCATTGTTAGCATAAATACCTAATTTGCAAATACCATCAGAACATGGGCCTAATAAGTGTCGGTTTGATTGAGGTCTTTCCATTTACTTTCCCCTACAAGTTTGGGGCCGGAGTTACCCGGCCCCTGTTATTACTTAACCTGCTTCTTCAGCGCGTTTGATTGCACCTCGGAGCTTGTTACCAAGGTTCATGCGTTGCATGCCCGGATTGAGGTGTTCATATTTCGCCATCAGTTCACCGGCTGTGGTTTTTTCACCGAGGGCGACCATTTCTTTGGCAACAGCCTTGGCTGCGGTCTCGAAATTCATGCCCCGAAGCTGCTCAGCAACGTCATCGTCGATGTCAATTGTGCTGCGCCCGCTGGGTGTTGATCCCAGACCCTTGACGTAATTCTCCATCTTGGGGTAGAGGCGAACACGATCATCTTCATCTTCATTGGATTCAACTTTTACAACTTTCGTCGTGACCGGCGATACTTTGCTACTGCGAACTTTGCGTGTTGTACCGGCGTGATCGATGATTGTGACCCAACCGCCATTCTTTGAAACAAATTCGGCAATCTTGCCATCAACTACAATTTCGGTTCCTGATTTCATAAGTTTATCCTCTTGTCTCTGGTTTAAAAAGTTATCTCTTGACTGCACCCCCATTATATCATAGCGAGGGTCGGGGGTCAAGGCTCTTAGGTCAAATCATCTTCGACGACGGGTGTGACCATAATCGGTTGATCACGTAATTCTACTATGTTAATTGCTTTGTAAATCACAACACTGTTACCTCTTTGTTTGACGCATTTTTTCGCCATTACCAGCGCATCTTCATACGTTTCGTAAAATTTGTTAGTGTTGTGACCTTTATGTTCACCGTTGGCGGTCGTTAGGCCGTGGATCTTGTACATATTTTTAACTTTCTTCATACTCCTCTCCTTCGGTGGTTCATCACAGATGGCATCATAAACCGGGTTAAAGCGTAAGTGGTGTATCGCTCTAAGTTCTCTAGCCTTAACCTTTTTACCAAAGTTTAGTAGCCACGAGTTGCGACTATTATGACTATCTGGTAGTTGAAGTATTAAACCTTCTGCTGATTGTTGGCGATTGTAGCCACTTTGCACTTCTTCTGGTGTTAATCTCAGTTCAGTTTGTTTCATTTTTGCTCCCCTTATGAATGCGTATAACCATCTTTTTCAATCCCAAGCCACATACCACACCAATGCAACATAATGTAATCAGGGCCATATAGCACACGTTTTCGGAATTGTTTGTAAGTGTTTGACCCGTCGGGGCTCTGTTGATATTTGTGATAAACCGCTTCCCTTTGTGCGCGTGTTAAGATCATGTTGTTTTCTCCCATTCCTTTAAGAAGTCTTTAGCTTCTTGTTTTACACGCCAATAAGCATAGGTGCCACTTTTATCCACTGTGGTACCTCCGGTTGTACCATCTTTACGTAGGTATGTTCCTCCACCATTACTTATGTACCAACCGAATTCAAGTTGTTTCTGTATGCAAAATTTTGATATCGATATGATATTTAATTCAAATGCGTCCTCAGCTTCGGGTTGTTCACATGGCGGAATTACCGGTACGATTGTAAATTTGTTTCCAGATCGGCGCTCAAGGTTCTCAAAGAAGCGATCTTCGTTATCAAGGTTCGCGGGTTCATCAAATAGTTGGTCCCATGTCTCGGTAGCCTTATTAAGGATGAACCGGTAGGCAGCTTCTTCCGTTGTCCATGGGCCAAAGGCAGTGTTATCTACGCCGTTATCCCAGATTACGATAAAGTTTCTCATTTCAGCACCTTAACGTTTTGCAGCATACCATAATTAGTACAAATGTAATCA